CCCCAGGCCCCGGCCGGCGAGTACCGCCTGTCGACGCGGACCCCTGCTTGACGCCGTCCGCATGATGGGAGGGCCGGGCCGCCGCAATGCTGCTGCCGACGACCCGGCCTGCTACAGCACAACGCCCCCGGACCGGGTCACGACGGCCGGGGGCGCAGCAGTGTCCGGGGGTCATTCCTCCGTCTTCTGGCGCTTCAGCTTCCGCGCGACCTCGGCCGCCTCGTGCCAGATTTGCGCCTTCTCCTCCAGGTCGCTGCGCATCTCCTCGTCGGCCAGCGTCGACAGCTCGCCGGCCTTCGCCCGGAGCGCCTCCACCACCTCGTTGACGACGGTCCCCCGGTAAGCGTCGAGCAGTTCCTCCGCCTTGTCCCACGGGGCGCAGCGCTTCTCCGCCGTCTCGTTGTACGGCGGGTCGTTCAGGGCGGACAAGATCGCAGTCCGGGGATCGGTCGTCGTGCTGGTCACGGGCTCTCCTTGCGGTCTCTTCGTGGCGAGGTCTGTCCGCTTGCCCTGCTGCTTCGGGTTCGCCGCGAACCAGGCGGCGACCTCGTCAGCGCGGAAGCGGAGCTTGGTCTTCTCCGTGCCTTCCACCGGAGCGGGCCGAGGGAAGGTGCCGGCGCGCCGGTAGTTGTGCACGGTCGCCCGGCTGACGCCGTACTCCGCCGCGATCTCGGTGATGGTGATCAATCGCGGACTCCCCTCGCGCTCGGGGTTCTTGGGCACGGGACCATCCTCTCTCAACTTCTTGACATCTGTCTAGAAGTTGGTCACTCTGAAACAGCACCAACAGAACGGCCCCCGGTCGGGCTACCACACACCGACTGGGGGCCGGCCATCCCCTGACGTGACCAGGAGAGACCGTGACCGATCGTAACGGCCAGCCGCAACAACAGGACAGCCCCGGCGCGCAGGCCGCCACCAGCGTGGTGATGCAGTTCCTCACCCAAGGCGGAGCCACCGTCGAACTCCGTCGCCAGACCCGCACCGTCAACTACCAATACGGGAGCCCCGGCTTCCTGCTCGGCAACGGACAGACCCGCGTCTCCAACGGCTTCAACTGGCGGTGCCTCGGCTGCAACGCCATTGGAGGCGGCGGCCGGTACGGCTTGGGCGACAACCACTTCGACGAGTACGCGCCGGAGAAGTCCCGCGACGAGGCCAACGAGCACGCCACGCGCTGCCGCGCGCTTCCCCGCCCGGCCGCCGTCCAATGAGCGCCGAGCACGAGCGCGTGAAGGACCCGCTCCCGCCGAGGCCGCCGCGCCCCACCCCCAAGGCTGAGGATCCCGTGGACAACGAGTGCCTCCTCTGCGGCGCCCCCGGCGGCCACCCGTACTGCAACGACGCCTGCCGCGACGCCGACGAAGACGACACCGAGGACTGACCCTCACCCACAAGCCGCTGCCGCGCGGCACACCATCCCCCCGTCCCGCGCGGCAGCACCCCCCACCGAGAGGAACCCGTGATGGGCCGCTTCAGCCGCAAGGCCGCCGAAGCCCTCGACAACACCGCCGCCGCCCTCTACAAGACCGCCGGCAAGACCGGCGACCAGATCGCCGCCACCGTCCTCGACCCCCTCCGCGCCCGCCTCGACCACGACTGCACCCGCTGCGAGAAAGGCAACTGCAACCGCCCCTGACCGGCTGCCCGCGTCGCCCGGCCCCACCGGCCGGGCGGCAAGGAGAACCGGCCAGCACCGCACCCCGAGAGGAGACCCGCATGCGACGCCCCTTCCACAGCCCACTCGCCAGATGGGGCTTCACCGCCTGCGCGCTCCTCGCCGCCACCACCGGCCAGACCTGGCCCGCCCTCATCACCGCCGCCCTCGCCGCCTTCGCCTGGCGCGCCCCCACCGCCACCGTCGACGCACCCGGAGCAACCCGTGAAGACGCCCACCCCCGACAGGCCGCCCATCCTCTACGGCGCTGGCCTCCTCGCCGTCCTCTCTCTCATCTGGTCCGGCTACGCCATCACCGACCTCATGCACTCCGGGAAGTTCGGACTCTCCGTCGCTATCGCCGGCGACATCGGCTGGATCACCGTCCTCTGGGCGCAGGCCCGCGGCATCACCATCGCCGGACGCCGCTGGGCCGCCCCCGTGGCCGGCTGGCTGATCGCCGTCGGCGTCGCCGTCCTCCTCGTCTTCCACGGCCTGGACGTCGGCGGCCGGGCGCAGGCCATCGCCGGACCGTTCGTCGTCCTCGTTGGGAAGATCGTGTGGGAGTTCGCCCTCGAAGCGATGAAGGACCCGACCGCACCCACAGTCGAGCAGCTCGCCGAGCTGCACGCCGTGATGCGGGACTCCACCCACGAGGCCGGGATGCTCGATGCCCGCGCGCAGGCGCAGATCGCCCGGATCCGTGCGGAGGCCAGCGTCACCCTCGCCCGTGACGAGACCGACTTCGAGATCGGCTTGGAGCGGCTGGAGAAGCAGTCCGAGCTGTACCGGCGAACCCCGATCGCGCTGCCCGCGAACTTGCGGCCCGAGCCGAACACGGCGCCCGCGAACATCCCGGCCGCGCCCGAACACGAACACGCGGCGAGCAGCCCGAACCCGATCGCGAACACGATCGCCAGCCCCGCGAACACGATCCGCGAACACGTGGCGAACAAGGCGACCACCAGCCCGAACGCCGATCGCGAGCAGCTCCAGCCGAACACGAACCCGCCCGGCCCGAACACCGAACAGCCGAGCATCGCCGACCTCGTTCGCGAACAGATCGCGAGCACCACCGACAACGCCACCGCCGTCCGCGCCGTGCTCGCCGTCCGCCCCGACGCCAACCGCGAAAGCGTCGCCGCCGCCGTCCGCCGCGCCCGCCGCAAGGAAATGGAAGGAGGCTACGGATGACCAGGCCCACCCTCATCCTCGCCACGATCGCCGGCCTCATCGCGGCGATCGTCACCGCCGGATGGTTCCCCACCCACCCCGCACTCGCCGCCGCCTGCGGATACGCGGCGGCCGTCGCCACCCTTGCCCACGGCACCGGCGCGCCCGTCCTCCGCAGCATCGGAGCGTCCGTCCTGCTCCTCGCCGCCGCCCTCGCCCTGCTCCTGCGCACCGCGCGGCGCGTGATCGACGTTGCTCTGTGGATCCTTACCACCAGCGCCAACGGCGCTCTCTACACCGCGAAGGCCCTCTCATGACCGTCCAGCCCCCGGTGTACACGCCGATCCCCATGACGATGACGACGACCGGCGCACAGTCACCGACCTACCAAATCCCCAGGTCACGGCCGTCGTCGTCATCGTCGTCGTCATCACGCGCCTGGCAGCGCTGCCTGTACTGCGCCACCACCATGGGCCGGTGGCTGTCCCGGCGCCGCTACGAACTGGCCCCCGTCGGCGGTACCGCCGCCCTCACGATCCTCGGTCTGGCGCAGGACGGCGTCGGCCCGGCCCTCGCCTACGGCACGCTCGCCGCCGGGTCCGGGGCCGCCGCTGTTCTCGGCCTGCGGCACAAGAACCCGCTCGTCACGCACGTCGGCGCGGGCGGCTTCCTCGCCCTCGGAGACATCACCACCGCGGTTGCCGCCGGGTTCTCCTGGCCCACCATCACCGCCTGGGCTCTGTCCACCGGCGCCGCATACGGGGTGTACGGGCCGTGGCTCGCCACCCAGCGGAACGCCCGGCTGAAGCTGCACGTCGACACGGTCAAGGCCAAGGGTGCCGTGCCCGCCGCGATCGGCCTGGAAGCCGCCGACCCCGGCCTCACCGGCGCGTCGCCCGAGGAGACCGCGCTGCGCCGAGGCTTCCACGCCCTCACCGGCGCCGTCCCCCTCGCCGTCCACGCCTTCCACCGCGGCCCCGACGGCTCCTGGTCCTGCCTCCTCAAGACCCCGCCCGGCCGGAACATCGCCCCCGGCGCCCTCGTCAAACGCGCTGCGCAGCTCCAGGCGAACATGGGCGTGCCCGGCCGGCTCACCCTCGCCGAGGGCCCCGACGCCAACGACCTGATCGTGAAGGTCGCCATGTCGGATGCCCTCGCCGAGACGCTCGAGGTCACGGACACCGGCGTCACCACCTGCCGCGAGCCCGTCCTCCTCGGCCGCGACGAGGACGGGCAGGCGTTCCTGCTGCGCCTCCTCTACCGGCACACCCTCGTCGCCGGCGCCTCCGACTGGGGGAAGTCCGGCATCGTCAACCTGATCCTGAAGCGGCTCAACCGGTGCGACGACGTCGATCTGTACGGCATCGACATGAAGCCGGGCGCGCCCGAGCTCGGGCCGTGGGCGGGCCGGATGAAGGCTCTGGCCCGGGACGCCGAGGACGCGCGGGCCCTGCTGGAGTGGATACGCGGCGAGTGCGACCGGCGCGGCGCGATCCTGGCCGAGCTGTCCCGGAAGGCCATGGCCGAGGGCCGGGGCCCGGTCCGCAAGTGGGTGCCGGGGGAGCACGGCAACGCCATCTTCGTGGTGACGGACGAGCTGGCCGAGCTGGTCCGGCAGGACAAGGAACTGGCCGAGCTGTACGAATCGCTCCTCGCGATCGCCCGGTTCCTTGCCATCCAGTTCGTCAGCGCGACACAGCAGCCCAGCCGGAAGGTCTTCGGCGGCAGCACCGACGCCCGCGGCAACTACGCCAACCGCGTCAGCACCCGCGCCGGCGAGGCCGGGCACGCCCCGTTCATCTTCGGCGCAGGCTGCCAGTCGAAGGGCTGGCGACCCGAGGCCCTGGACCTGCCGGGCAAGTTCCTCGCCCAGACACCCGAGCACGACACGCCCCGCGTGTACCGGGCCGAGTACGTGTCCGACATCGACATCGCCGAAGAGGTGGGTTTCTACTACAGCGACGTCCGCGACACGGAGCCGCAGCCCGCGATCACCGACGAGCCGTGGGTGGAGGCGTTCGCGCCGCTCCGTTTCCCCGACGGCAGCCAGGTCGGCAAGGACCAGTGGCCGGACCTGTACCGCCTGTTCGCCGGCATGGAGGACGGCGCCACGAAGAAGGAACTTGCCCAGACGGCGGGGATCTCCCGGGACACGGCGATGCGCGCCATTGAGGAGTGGACCCGGCACGGAGTCTTGGACCGGCGCGATGGGCGCGCCACCCGCTACTACCTGCCCAAGGAGGCGTGATGACGAGCCCGCTGCCGCAGCGGTACCAGCCCTACGTCGGTCCGGCCGCGGGCCCCGCGTCGGTCGAGCTGTACGACGAGCACGACCCGATCGTCCACGTCCCCGACCCCTACGACCCGTCCCGTTCGGTCGCGGTCCGCCGCTCCGCGCTCCAGCCGGTGGCCGCGACGGCGCCGCGGGACCTCACGCCGCAGCCGCTCATCGATCCGCTGGCGCAGCGCCTGGCCGCCGCCGGCGTCGGCGCCGGAACGGCGGGCGCGGGCGTCGGCTGGGGGATCGGGCAGGCCGCCGCGGGGATTGCGACGTTCGGTGGCAGCACGGCAGCGGTGGTGATGCTGGCGCTCTGGCTGCTGGCCCGCGCGTCGCGTCCGTCGGTGCAGGTACAGCAGACCGTCCACAACCACGCCCGATGGTTCGGGAAGAACACGACGAACCTCGGTTGACAGCCCTGCGATAGTGAGAGTGCACCTGGGTTTCGAGCGCCGAGTTGCACCCCCAGAAGGCCCCGCCGCACCCCCCCGAGGCGGGGCCTTCGCCTATCCCTCGACCGGCTCGGGCCGCCGCGCGACTGCGGGGGAGGGGACAGCGCGGGCCATCCACCGGCCGTCCGTCATGAACCGCGGCGTCATCACCGGCAGGAACCCGGCATCGACCAACTTCGCCAGGCCCTCGACGCACTCGTCCTCACTGTCCGCCTGGATACTCGCCCTGATCGCCATGGCCACAGTGTGCCGTTACCGGAACGGGCGCGGTACCGGTTCTCCCCGGACGGGCTATCCGTTCTTCGCCTCGTCGACTTCCATCAGCGACGGCAGCTTGGCCGCGCCCGTCATGATGGCCTGCGCGTCGTCCGGGCACGGCGACCCCGTGATGGCCGCGTTCTCGTCGCCCAGGCACTCGTGCTCCGTGTATGCGTCGACCGCCGCATTGATCTTCATAACCTCGGCCGACGTCCTCGGGTACGCGTCCGCGCCGCCGGCCCCCGGCAGGGCTTGCTCCAGGTCGGTGACTGCCAGGGCGATGTCGGTCAGGTGCTCGGCGCACGCCTGATCCCCGACCTGGTTGCAGACCGCTGGGTCCGCCTTGGTGGCCGTCTCCAACTTCGGCGCGAGCTCGGCGGACAGCTTCCCTGCCGTCGCGCTGGTGCTCGGCTTCGCGTCGCTGCTGTCGCTGCCGCTGGAGCAGGCGGTCGTGCCAGCGAGGATGAGCGCGGCGAGAACGGTGATCGTTCTGGTTCTGTGCATGGTGGTACCCCCCTTGGTGGTGCGGTGAGGGTAGATCACGCGCGGCGCGGCGAGGAGGGGTTGAGGCAGATTCGCTGGTCGGGGATCTTGGCAGGCGCGGCCGGGTGGGCGTAGCGTCGCGGCAGCGGCGGTTGTGCGGGAAGTGAGCTGCGAGCTTCGACCGGCACAACCGCCGCGCCCGTGCAGCGAGGCCCCGCACCGGAGTTCCGGGCGGGGCCTTCATCATGCCGAGGGTTCCTCGTCGATCGAGGGCGGCTGATTTGCGAGCGGGCAGTCGTCCTTGTGCCACGTCTGTAGCGACCTGCCATCCGGCCAGCCGACGACCACGCGCCGGTCGTGCTCGCCGGGGAACGCAAGGCAGGCCGGGCAGAGTTCCTCTCGGCGCTGCGCCTCGCTCACGCGCTCTTCTCCTCGCTGCTCTTGACCAGTCGGCGGAGGTACTCGCGGGTCCAGCCGGTGATGCGGACGACGGTGGCCTGTGCGCCGCGTTCGTCGGTCTCGCGGAGGAAGGCGACGGCTTCTGACTGCAGGTCGCTGCGGGCCGCTTCGAGGGCGGTCTCGGCCTCTCGGTAGCGCTGGGCTGCGAGTTCGAGCTTGACGGTGTCCATGTCGTCCAGTCTCCCACACGATTGGCCAACCGACTAGGCCAAGCCTATTGACATGGCCTACCGAGTAGGCCAACATGGGTGTCACAAGGAAGCGAACGAGGGGGACACGATGAGGCACACCGCACGCGAGACCAGCACCCAGACCCTCACCCGCCTCATCACCGCCCTCGACAAGCACCAGCCCGTCACCATCGCCTACCTGAAGGAGGAGAAGGACGACACCGGCCGCAAGACCGGCCGCCTCGTCGAGACCGTCCGCACCATCGAGCTGTACGACGTGGTCGTCTCCGCCGCCGGCGACATCCTCCTGAAGGGCATGGACCGTGAGACGGGGGAGGCCCGCACCTTCCGCCTCGACCGGCTCGTCTCGTACACCACCCACCGCAGCGCCTACACCGTCGCCCGCCCGGCCGCCGACGAGAAGCCGGCCCGGCCCGCGCGGGGCCTCGCCACCGTCACCGTGCTGTACCCGGTCGACCTGCCCATCACCGCCCGCATCGACCTGCTCGCCGACGCCCTCGCCGCCTAGGAGACCCGCATGGACGTGCCCGCCTTCACCCAGTGCCCGGGCGGCTTCGTCACCACCCGCGTCCTTCCCGACGACCGGATCCTCATCGAGGGCTGGCTCCTCAACCTGACGCCGTTCGACTCGGACCAGCCCCGTCATGAGATCGCTTTCGAGTACATCGCCGCCGACGGTGGTGAGGCCGCCACCACGGTCGCTGAGTTCGCCGGCTGGCTCGACAAGCCGCTCGACGCCGCTGCTTGACCTCCGCCCTACGCTCAACCCACCGCCACCGAAAGGACCGCCCCCATGGGCTACAACACCTCCGTCGACGGAGAGATCCGCATCGAGCCGCCGCTGACCTGGCGCGAGTTCAAGGACAGTCCGTTCGCGGGCGACGACATGGACGTGAAGCTCCGCATCGACGCCGAGACCGTCGACACCGACGACGGCCCGCTCATGCGGAAGACCGCGCCCGCCCTCGTCCCGAGCTGGGAGGAGCGGTACAAGGCGTATCACCTCGTCGACCACATTCAGCAGGTCATCGACGCTTTCCCTGGTCACACGTTCACCGGCCGCCTGGACTGCGAGGGCGAGGAGAACGGGGACCTGTGGCGGGTCGTCATCCGCGACGGGCGCGCCGTGAAGGTGACGCCCCGCATCGTCTGGCCCGACGAGGACTGACCTCGTACACGCGAAGGCCCGGCTCTACCCCTCACGCCCGTAGGGGGAGCCGGGCCTTCGTGCTGCGCGCCGCCGTATGGCCGCCACCCCGGTTGCACGCATCGTTACCATCAAAGCACGCCATCCAGTAACACCACCACCAGGGAAGGGGGCAACGGTGGCCAACGACGAGCAGCCCGAGCCCAACGAGCACGACTACCTGGAACGCCCCCGCAACGGGAACGGCCGCTACGTCCGCAGCATGGACAACGTGCAGCGCGACGCCGAAGCCGCCGCCTACTGGGCCGAACACCGCTGCACGTACCAGGAGATCGCCGACCGCTTCGGCTACTACGACCGCTCCCAGGCCTGGCGCGGCATCCAATCGGCGAAGCGCGACGTCGCGCTGCCGGCCGTGACGAAGTTGAGGCAGGTGGAGTCGGAGGAGCTCGACACTCTGTACGTCATGGCCATGGAGATCATCGAGCGGAACCACGTCATGGTCTCGCACGGCCGTGTCGTCTGTGGCGAAGACGGTCAGCCCCTCCTCGACGACGGGCCGCGCCTCCAAGCCCTCCAGGCTGCGCTCCGTATCCGCGACCAGTACCAGAAGCTGCATGGCCTGCAGCAGCCCGCGAAGGTCGAACACTCCGGCGGCGTCCGGTACGAGGTCGTTGGTATCGACCCCGAAGACCTCTCGTGACCACGGCGCTCGACGAGGACGTCATCGTCCGCTACGAGCCCCGCGGCGCGGCCCGGCAGCTCTTCAAGACCAGAGACTCCGAGGTCGTGATGGCCGGCCCGGCCGGTACCGGCAAGAGCCTCGCCTCCCTGTTCCGCGTCCACCTGGCCGCGCTGCACAACCCGAACATCCGCTGCCTGATCGTCCGCAAGACTGCGGTGTCGCTCACCTCAACCACGCTCGTGACGTTCGACAAGAAGGTCGCCGCCGACGCGCTCGCGCGCGGCATCGTCACCTGGTTCGGCGGGTCCGCTCGCGAGGCCGCTGGCTACCGATACTCGAACGGATCCGTGATCGTCGTCGGCGGCATGGACAAGCCCGAGAAGATCATGTCAGCGGAGTACGACCTCGTGTTCGCCGACGAAGCCACCGAACTCACCGTGGCCGACTGGGAAGCCATTGCCACCCGCCTCCGCAACGGCGTCCTCGCCTGGCAGCAGCAGATCGCCGCCTGCAACCCCGCCCACCCCGCGCACTGGCTGAAGCAGCGCTGCGACACCGGCGAAGCCACCATGCTCACCTCCAGGCACCGGGACAACCCGGCCTACATGAACGCCGACGGCACGCCTACGGCCAAGGGCCGGGACTACTTCGCGAAGCTCGACAAGCTCACCGGCGTGCGCAAGGCCAGGCTGCGCGACGGCGCCTGGGCCGCAGCCGAAGGGCAGATCTACGAGACGTGGGACGACGCCGTCCACCTCGTCGACCCGTTCACCATCCCCGACACCTGGACCCGCTACTGGACCGTGGACTTCGGGTTCACCAACCCGTTCGTCCTTCAGTGCTGGGCAGAAGACGACGACGGCCGCCTGTACCTGTACCGGGAGATCTACCGGACGAAGCGCCTCGTCGAGGACCACGCTCGGCAGATCCTCCGCATCGTCCGCAAGTGCGTGACCTGCTGCGAGGAGAAGGACAGCGACCACGACTGCCACGACTGCAAGGCGTGCGTGTTGGAGTGGACCGAGCCCCGGCCGCGCGCGGTGATCTGCGACCACGACGCGGAGGACCGGGCCACCCTGGAGAAGCACCTCGGCCTGGGCACGACCGCCGCGAAGAAGACCGTGTCCGACGGCATCCAAGCCGTGCAATCCCGACTCAAGACCGCCGGCGACGGCAAGCCGCGTCTGTTCGTCGTCCGTGACTCGCTGGTCGAGCGGGACCCGCTGCTGGACGAGGTGTCGCTCCCGACGTCTACGACTGACGAGGTCGGCGGTTACATCTGGGCTGTGAAGCCGGGCAACGCGGGCGGGCTGAAGGAAGAGCCGGTGAAGAAGGACGACCACGCCATGGACGCCCTGCGGTACATGGTCGCCGCGCGGGATCTGGGTGGTCGGCCGCGGGTCCGCTGGCTGTGAGACTGTCGCCTACCTACAACGTGCCGCCGACGATTGTGAGACTGCCGTGACCAGTATGAAGACTCATTTCCGCAGGTGGGCGCAGAAGTTGAATAAGTCCATGCCGGTCCTGCTTGACATGACAGGGATCATTCTGTTGTCGGGTGCGGCCATGCTGTGGCACCTGATCGCTGGTCTCGTCGCTGCCGGTCTCGGCTGCTGGCTCCTGAACTGGCGGGTCTACGGCGGCAAGTAGCGAGGGAGGGTTGGTGGCCAGAACCCTCCTCGGTGCGCTGTCCAACGCAGCGCGCACCGCCGCGGCCACCACTCCTGTCCCGTTCACCAGCCGCTCCCAGGCCCGCGCCGTCTTCGGCAGCAACCGCAGCGCCGAAGCCCAGTTGCGCGCGATGACCGCCGTGGGCACGCTGTTCGCGATCGTCGACCGCACGAGCAACGCGACCGCGTTGGTCGACTGGAAGCTGTGGCGGAAGGCCAAGTCCGGCCGGGACGAGGACCGCGAAGAGGTCACCAACCACGCCGCCCTCGACCTGTGGAACACCCCGAACAAGTTCATGCCGAGGCAGGAGTTCGTCGAGGCGAGCACCCAGCACTACGACCTCACCGGGGAGAGTTGGTGGGTGATCTCCCGCGTCCCCGGCGTGAACATCCCGCTGGAGATCTGGCCGGTCCGCCCCGACCGCATGACCCCCGTCCCGTCCCGCGATCACTTTCTCGCCGGCTACATCTACACCTCGCCCGACGGGGAACAGATCCCCCTCGGGCTGGACGAGGTCATTCAACTTCGCCGGCCGAACCCGCTCGACCCGTACCGTGGACTCAGCCCGGTGCTGTCGATCCTCCCGGACCTGGACACCAGCCGGTACGCCGCCGAGTGGTCGCGCGCGTTCTTCATCAACAGCGCGCAGCCGGGCGGGATCATCGAGGTCCCGCAGGCGCTGAGCGACGACCAGTTCGACGAGCTCCGCGAGCGGTGGAACGAGCAGCACCGCGGCGTCGGCAACGCCCACCGGGTCGCGATCTTGGAGCACGGCAAGTGGGTTGACCGCACCATCAGTCAGCGCGACATGCAGTTCGTCGAGCTGCGCGGCGCCACCGCCGACCGGGTCCGCGAGGCCTACGGCATCTCGAAGAGCGCGATCGGCGACTTCGAGGACATCAACAGGGCCTCGGCGCTGGCGGCCAAAGCGTGGTTCGCGGAGCAGCAAACCATCCCGCGCCTGGAGCGCATCAAGGCTGCCCTGAACCACGAACTCCTCCCCATGTTCGGCGCCACCGCCGCCGGGCTGGAGTTCGACTACTGCGACCCCGTCCCCGCCGACAGCGAGACCGAAGCGAAGACGCTGACGTCCCGGTCGAACGCGGCGCAGTCCCTCGTCGCCGCCGGGTACGACGCGTCGGCAGTCGCATCGGCGGTCGGCTTGCCTGAGCTGCCGTTCGACGCCGACCGTGACCTGCTGTCCCGGATCGTGCGCGGCGCCCCGTCGCTCGGGCCGCTCATCCTGCCGATGCTCGGCTTCCAACTGCCCGAGGGCTGGCAGAGCCTCGTGCCCGGCGCCAACCCGGAGGCCGCGACGCCCGCGCCGACGAACGCGTGGACGGACGCGGTCGCCGGGCTCCTCGGCGAGGACATCGAGGCCGCGCAGCGGTGGGTCGTGGAGATCACCGACGACGGTGACACCTGCCACAACTGCCGTGAACAGGCCGGGCGCACGTACAAGAACCGGGCCGAGGCGTACAAGGACTACCCCGGCGGCGAGGGCTACGTCCGCTGCGAAGGCGTGACCTACGGCAACGACTGCCGGTGCCGCGTGGTGAAGCGGGGACGTAAGGGAGAGGGCTCATGAACATCGCGCTGCCCGGCAAGGCGGGCGTCTTCCAGGCCCGGCAGCGGGAGCACGCCGCCCGCGAGCGGACCCGGCTGGGTATCGAGGCCCGCTCCTGGTACCGGATCAACAACGCGGCGGACCCGGACGAGGCCGAGGTCATGCTGTACGACGAGATCGGCGGCTGGTTCGGCTCCACAGCCGACGAGCTGGTCGCCGAGCTGAAGGGGATCACGGCGCCGCGGATGCGGGTCCGGATCAACTCGCCGGGCGGGTCGGTGTTCGAGGGCATCGCCATCGCCAACGCGTTGCGTGCGCACCCGGCCAGAGTGACGGTGCAGGTGGACAGCGTTGCCGCGTCGATCGCGTCCGTCATCGCCATGGCCGGGGACCGCATCGAGATGGCCCCCAACAGCATGCTGATGATCCACGACGCGTCCGGTGTCTGCATGGGCAACGCCGCCGACATGGACGAGATGAGCGAGCTCCTCGACCTGATCAGCGACAACATCGCCGACGCCTACGCCGCCCGCGCGGGCGGCACCCGCGAACAGTGGCGGGCCCGCATGCAGGCCGAGACGTGGTACCTCCCCGAGGACGCCGTCGCCAACGGCCTCGCCGACGAAGCCCTGACCGTGCCGAAGACCGGCACGCCGGTCGAGCCGGCCGAGGACCCGGAGCCGGACATGGCCCGCGCCTGGGACCTCGCCGCCTACGGCTACCACGGCCCCCGCGACGCGGCACTGGCGACCGAGGCCGGGCTGACCGAGGACATCCGGTCCCTGATCGGCGAGGAGATCGCCGCGCAGCTCGCTGCCGCGGTCACCCCGCCCATCGAGGACGAGGCCCCGGCCGAGCCGGTCGCCGAGACCACGCCCGTCGAACCCGCCCCCGAGGACCCGGCCACCGAGCCGGAACCGGAGGCGCCCGCCGCCGTAGACCAGTGGGCGGCGATGACCGCTCACCTCACCAAGGACGAGCCCGACGCGTGGTCGGTGCTGGTCTCCACCCTCACCACCACGGCGTCGTCCAGCGCGGCGACGGAAGCCTGAAGGAGGCACCAGTGGCTACTCCCACCATCCCGCGCAACGCCGACGAACTGGCGGAGATGCTCGCGGACCCGGCCAAGGCCAAGGACGTCGTCGCGTCCCCCGACGACCTGAAGAACTTCATCACGGCCTACGCCGAGAAGCAGCAGGGCGACGGCACCGACGTGCAGCGCCTCGTCGACGAGGGCGTGCAGAAGGGCCTCGCCGACTTCCTCCGCTCCAACGGCGCCGAGATCAAGGACCGGCAGGCCGGGGACGCGATCAAGCGTCTCGACCTGAACCCGCAGAACGGGCGCGGCTCCCGCGCCAACATGCTGACCTCACACCGGCAGGGCACCGCCCACAACGCGGCGGCCCCCGGCGCGCAGCTCGACCAGCACTTCGCGTCGGGCATCGACTACGTCCAGAACATCTGGCACAAGAACCCGCAGGCCAACGCCGAGAAGCTGTCCGCCCTCCGGAACGCGGCGTCGTCCGTGTCGCCGGCCGACGGTGGGTTCCTCGTCCCGGAGACGCTGCGCTCCAACCTGATGGAGATCGCGCTGGAGATGTCGGTCGTCCGGCCGCTCGCCACCGTAGTCCCGATGGAGTCGGCCCGGGTTCCGTTCCCGATGATCGACTCCACGACGAACGCCGGGTCCGTGTTCGGCGGCATGGTCGCCTACTGGGGTGAGGAGGGCGCTCCCCTCAACGACGCCTCGCCGAAGTTCGGCAGGGTCACCCTGGACGCGAAGAAGCTCACGGGCCTCAGCGCGGTCCCGAACGAGCTGCTGCAGGACTCCATCACCTCGTTCGCGGCGCTGCTGGAGCGGCTGTGGCCGCAGGCCCTCGCCTTCTCCGAGGACAACGCGTTCATGGCCGGGTCCGGTGTCGGTGAGCCGCTCGGCTTCCGTGGCGCCGGGAACCCGTCGGCGGTCCCGGTGGCCCGCACCACCGCCAACAAGATCAAGTACGCGGACATCGTCAAGATGTACTCCCGCATGCTCCCCAGCTCCCTGCCGCGCGCCGTGTGGACCTGCTCCCCGGACGCCCTGCCCGAGCTCCTCACCATGGCCCTCGACGTCGGCACCGGCGGCAACAGCGTGTTCGTCGTCAACGCCGCCGCCGCGCACCCGATGACCATCTTCGGACGGCCGCTCATCATCACCGAGAAGGCGGGCACCCTCGGCGCCCGCGGCGACATCGCGTTCAGCGACCTGTCGTACTACCTCGTCGGTGACCGGCAGACCATGACCGCCGACAGCAGCACCGACTACCAGTTCGGCGCGGACAAGACCACCTTCCGCATCATCCAGCGCGTGGACGGCCGCCCCTGGCTGCAGTCCGCCATCACCCCCGCGAACGGCTCCAGCAACACGCTGTCCCCGTTCATCGAGCTCGCCGCGTAACGCAGCAGTTCCCGGCCGTCGCCGGCATTCACACCCCGGCGGCGGCTTGCACCGGGCCGGCAGTGTCGCCCCGGACCCGCTCCTCAGACGAAAGGAAGCCCGATGTCTCAGAAGGCACTCGGCAGGCTCTTCAACACCACCCCCGCCGCGGACAACGCGTGGATCGCCCTCAAGGGCGCCGGCGGCGTCACCTTCGCCTGCTACCTGGCGGGCGGGGTCGGCGACACGTACACGCTGCAGGAGGCGCGCGACGCCTCGGGCACCGGTGCGCAGAACCTCGCGGTCGTCACCGAGTACCACACGTCCACCGGCAACGGCTCGGACACGTGGACCCGGCGCACCCAGGCCGCGGCGGCCACCGTGACCACGGCGGCGGCTGCCACGCAGAACGCGGCCGTCATCGAGATCGAGGGCACCAGCCTCTCGGACGGCTTCAAGTACGTGCGGCTGGCCTCCACCGGCAACGGCACCGTCAACGCCATCACCCGCGACCTGATGGCCGGCCGGGCCCCGGCGAACCTCCCGGCCACGGGCGCCTGATCGTGGCGCTGTGGGTGTGCACCGGCTGCACCACCGCCTACGCGGTCGGTGCGGCCCGGTGCCCGCAGTGCGGCGAGTCCGAGTACGTCGAGCAGGGAGCATCAGTGCCGAAGATCACCGTTCACGGCGGCGCCACGAACGCCGCTGCCGAGGAGGAGTTGTGGCCTGGGAGCAGCTCCTCGACATCGTCCGAGAAGCCGTCGACCTCGCCCGAGAAGAGCGAGACCGAGACCCCGCCGCCTGCCCGAACGACGGCGAGCCGCTCGAAGCGGGCCCGGACGGCGACCTCTACTGCCCGTGGGACGGATGGCGACCAGGAGGCCGGTACGTCGGAGACCGGCGCCGCTGACGCCTGACCCAACCCGACCAGCACACGAGAGGAGGTGAGAGAGATGCAGCCAGTGTACTCCACCCGCGAGGAGATCAAGACGGAGTTGGACGTGAGGGAAACCGCCCGCTCCAACGCGCGGATCGACCGCGCCCTGGACGACGCATCGCGCGCCGTCGAGGCCCTGTGCCACCGGAAGTTCTACCCGGAGCAGGACACCCGCTTCTTCGACTGGCCGGGCTCGCAGTACCGGCCGTCGTGGCGGCTGTGGCTGGACGACTCTGAGCTGATCTCCCTCACCTCCCTCGTCAGCGGCGGTGTGACGATCGACCCGGCCGACGTCCTCCTCGAACCGAACAGGTCGGGCCCTCCGTTCAATCGGATCGAGATCAACATCGGGAGCAACGCCACCTACGGTGGCGGCGACACCCACCAGCGGGACATCGCCATCACCGGACTCTGGGGCTACCGCAACGACGAGACCCCGGCCGGCGTGCTGGCCGAGGCCCTGGACGACACCGAGACCAGCGTCGACGTGGACGCCGAGGCGTCGGCGGCCGTCGGCGTCGGCAGCGTGCTGAGGGTCGACAGTGAGCGGCTCCTCGTCACCGGCCGGACGCAGCTCGACACCAGTCAGACCGTCGGCGGCGCCGGACTGACCGCGATCAACAACAGCGTGACCGTCACCGTGCAGGACGGCAGCGGCTTCGCGGCCGGCGAGGTGGTCCTCGTCGACGGGGAGCGGATGCGGATCGACGACGTCGCCGGCAATACGCTGGTGGTGACGCGGGCGTGGGACGGGTCGACGATCGCCGCGCACCCTGCTGGGGCCACGATCTACGCGCCGCGGACCCTGACCGTGCAGCGCGGCGCACTCGGCACCACCGCAGCCACGCACACCCTGGGCACGCCGGTCCACCTGTTCGTCCCGCCCGGCCCGGTCCGCCAGTTCGTCGTGGCCGAGGCCCTGAACGATCTCCTGCAGGGCCGCGCCGGTTACGCCCGGACAGCGGGCGCGGGGGAGTACCAGCGCGAGGTCACCGGCCGCGGGCTCCAGGAACTCCGTGAGCGCGTGTACGCCTCCCACGGCCGTCACGCACGGATGCGGGGGGTGTGACCATGCGCTTCAACGTCTCCACCCGTGTCGACGGCCCGCTCGTCGACGGCCGCGCCCGCCGTGCCCTGAACGCCTACGTCGACCACCTGGAGAGGGACCTCGCCGACACCGGCCGCGGAATCCTCCTTGACGAACTCGACCGCGTCCTGAAGACGCAGACGCCTTACTACACGACCCGCATCGACGTCATCGACGGCACGACGATCTGGGACAACCGAGTCGTCTACGGGCCGTGGCTGGCGGGCGTCGGCAGCAGGAACTACCCGGCTACGAAGTTCAAGGGCTATGACCACTGGCCCGTGACCAGGGACAAGCTCAACGCTCGGAAGCGCGGCATCGGCGAGCGGCTGCTCCGCCGCTACACGGGACGGATGTGATCGCCGTGCCCCTGGATCTCGTCACCTACCGCGCAGCAGCGATGTCCCACGCGCAGGGCCTCGGCCTGTTCGAGCAGGTACTCGACCACGAGCCGGTCTCCGCGCCGGGCTCGGGGCTGATCTACGCCCTGTGGGTCAGCCGCGTCACCCCGCTCCCCAAGCGGTCCGGCCTGAACACCGTCTCTGTGCGACTGGAGCTGTCCGGCCGGGTGTTCATGCCGGCGGACACCGAGCCGCAGGGCGACGTCGATATCGCCGTGACGGGCGCGGTGTCCGCGCTGATGGGTGCCTACTGCGGCGACTTCGAACTGAGCGGAAGCGTTGCGGCCGTCGACCTGCTCGGGATGCACGGGGCGCCGCTGGGCGCGCAGTTCGGGTACGCGCGGCTGGGTTCGGTGACGTACCGGGTGGCCACGCTCACCATCCCGCTGATCATCAACGACGCATGGAACGAGGTGGCTTAGGTGGCCAAGCAGAGCGGGCTCGCGCAGGGGTTCTACCTGGGCGGCTACGACCTGTCCGGGGACACCGGCGCGGGCAACGAGATCGGCGGCGGACTGACGGGCACACAGGACGTGACCGGCATCGACAAGAGCGCCTACGAACGCAAGGGACTGCTCCGCGACGGTCGCCTGTCCTGGACCAGCTTCTTCAACCCCGAGAAGGCCAGCGACATCCCCGGCACCACGACCGACCACGCTCACGCGGTGCTGTCCACGATCCCGACGACCGACCGCCACCTGATGTGGATCACTGGCCGGACCATCGGCTCGGCCGCCGCCTGCATGGTCGGCAAGCAGATCGGCTACGACCCCTCACGCGGGGCCGACGGCGCGCTCACCATCTCGGTGTCGGCGCAGGCCAACGGCTACGGCCTGGAGTGGGCCACGCTCGCGACGGCCGGCGTGCGCACGGACACGACCGCGACGAACGGCGCCAGCCTCGACCTCGGCACCGGCCCCCTGTCGTTCGGTCTGCAGGCGTACCTCCAGGTGGTCAGCTTCACCGGGACCAGCGCCACGATCAAGCTGCAGGAGTCCTCGGACAACGGCGCCGCCGACACCTGGACGGACGTCGTCGGAGGCGGCTTCACCGCGGTGACGACCGGGCCGACGGCGGAGCGCATCCAGACCGCCCGCACTCAGACCGTCGAGCGCTACGTCCGCGTCGCGACGACCGGCACGTTCACCAACCTGCGGTTCCTGGTGGCCGTGGCCCGCCCCGACGTCCTGACCAGCTTCTGAGGAGACCACGATGACCGAACCGTTCCGTCTCCCAGCCGCCGGTCCCGTGCAGGCGTACCAGACGTTCAGCGTCCGCTCTCGCCCGGACCAGGCCGTGCGCACCGTGTGCGAGAAGGTCGGGTGCGCGGCGTGGCGGCAGGGCTGGGACTCCACCGTCGACGAGCGCACGGACCTCGGCGCGCAGCAGGCCGCGTACATCCGCACGCAGTCGGGCCGCACGTTCCGCGAGATGCGCACCGAGGCCGGGCTGACCGTCTTCCGGTTCGAGTCCGGGCAGCGCTGCTTCGCCGAGCATCAGACCCGCCCGGAGCTGTACCTCGTCCGCGACGGGGACTCCCGCGGCAACCCGACCGGCCGCCGCCGCGTGCACACGCGAGCGGAGGACTGGGTGGAGCACATGCAGGAAGAGTTCGGCCGGTTCAACGAGGACCGCCGCCGGGGCTGACCCCCGACCATCACAGAAGGGACACCACCATGGCGAAGGAAACGGGCCTCGGCTGGACCACGTTCAGCGTGGACGACTCCGCGGGCACCGCGCGGGACATCCGCAACGACTGCACCAACGTGGACTGGTCCATGCCGAGGGGCGTACAGGACGTCACCGGCCTGGACAAGTCCGCGATCGAGCGGCTGCTGCTCCTGGCGGACTTCTCCGGCACGGCCAACGGCGTCTTCAACGATGCGGCCAACGCCAGCCACAGTGTGCTGAAGACCGTCAGCTCCACCTCCGTGGCCCGCACGATCAGCATCGGCGTCTCCGGGCAGACCCTCGCCAACGAGTGCCTGATCACGGACTACGCCCTCACCCGCGCGGCGTCCGGCGAGTTCACCTGGTCCGCGCCGTTCTCCCTCGCCGACGGCACCGTCCCCACCTGGAGCTGATGATGACCTTCGACGCAACACCCGCACCGGTCACCGTCCGGTTCCAGCCGGGCCACAAGTACCACGGCGCCGAGGCTCGCCTGCGCGGCATGACCATCGGCGAGTACATGCAGGCCACCGGCATGGACGGCGGCGAGGGCGAAGACACCGCGAAGACCATGGCGCGGTTCTTCAAGTCGCTCATCTCCTGGAACCTCACCGTCGACGGCCAACCCCTGCCGCCCACCCCCGAGGCCATGCAGCTCGCCGACCAGAAGCTGATCCGCGCGCTGAACAACCAGTACGTCTCGTCGCTGATGGGGGTTGCCGACAGCGACCCTTTGCCCGAGAGCTCCACCTCTGGCGGACCCTCCCCGGCGCCCGCAATTCCGATGGCACCACTGTCGGAGAGCCAGGCGAGTTGATCGAAGCCCGGTGGCTCCTCCGGATCCTTCGGAAGTTTCCGGGCTACACCCTCTCCGCCCTGCTGCAGGAAGACGTGCGTCTCCTGCGCCTGCTCCACATCGAAGCCCTCGGCACGCCCGACCCCGACGAAGGAGGTGACGACGCATGGCCGGAGACGACGTAACGATCATCATCCGGGCCGACTCGGGTGACGCGGTCCGCGCGTTCCGCGACGTCGACGGCAGGCTCAGGGACATGCGCGGCCGGTTTGTGTCCGAGGGCGCCATCATGACCTCGTCCATGAACCGGCTCTCCGGAGCGATCGGCGGCGTCCGAGGGTCGATCATCCCCCTCGCCGCTGCAGCCGTCCCCCTCGCGGCGGCGCTCGCGCCGGTCGCGCTGAAGGCCGGCGCCGCCAGCGTGGCGGTGGCTGCGTTCGGTGCGGCGGTGGCCGGGCAGAAAGCGCACCTCGACGAAGCGGCGAAGGCGCAGGAGGCGTACACGGCCGCCGTCGGCAAGTACGGCAGCGGATCGAAGCAGGCCGCCGAGGCGCAGCGGAACCTCGCGGCCACGATGTCCTCCATGCCCGAGGCGACCGCCCGCGCCGCGGTGCAGCTGCAGACGCTGAAGGGCACGTGGCAGGACTGGTCGGACTCGACTGCGAAGTTCACCATGGCGCCGGTCGAGAAGTCGTTCGTTGTCCTCGGGCAGATGATCCCGAAGCTGACGCCGATGGTGCAGGGGTCATCCACGCAGTTGGAGCGGCTGGTCGACGTGGCCGGCGGCATGGTCATGTCTCCGGGGTTCGACGCGCTGGCGGACAAGTTCTCCCGCTTCGCGAACGAGTCGCTGCAGGAGGCCGTGGACGGCGTCATCCACTTCGCCCGGGTCCTCTCGGAGGGTGGCGGCGGGGACGGGGCCCTCGCCTCGTTCATGGAGTACGCCGAGCGGAACGGGCCAGCGCTGAAGGAGACGCTGTCCAGCGTCGGCGACGCGGTGTCCACTCTGGTTGAGGCTGCGGCGGACGCCGGGCCGGGGATGCTGACGCTGGTCAACGCGGCAGCGAAGCTGGTGACGGCCCTGCCGCCCGAGCTGGTCACCGTGCTGATGCAGACCGCCGTCGGCCTGAAGCTGGTCACCCTGGCCGGCGCGGGGGCCGCGGCTGCGGCGGGCGGGATCACCAAGATCAGGACGGCGATCCTGGCCCTGAGTGCCACATCCGCGGCGGCGGGCGGCGGCATGGCTGGTCTGGCGGCGGCGTTCGGTTCGCTGTCGAAGGTGGCGAAGGCCAGCGTGATCGTCGCTGGTATCGGGCTCGCGGCGGTCGCGATCGACAAGCTGTCGTCGCTCGGGGAAGAGGCCCCGCCCAACGTCGACCGCCTGACGACCAGTCTCGGCCAGCTCGGGCGTACCGGGAAGGCCACCGGCGAGCTCGCGAAGGCGTTCGGCGAGGACTTCTCCAAGCTGAACGACGTGATCGGCAAGGTCGTCGACCCCTCCGTGGTGGAGTCCGTCAACAACTGGGGCGCCAAGTGGAGTAACGGAATCCTCGACGGCGGTGACGCGACCGAGGATTTCACGAAGAAGGTCGACGCGACCGACGAGGCCCTAACCAACCTGGTCAGGAACGGGAACGCCGAACTCGCCGGCGCCGCCCTCAAGCAGGTGCTGGCGGGACTGGACCCGGAGAACGCGAAGAAGTTCCGCGAGGGGCTGGAGGGCTACGACTCCGCGCTCGCCGACCTGGCGTTCGAGCAGGATGCCACGGCCGACAGCATGGGCGTCTTCGGTCAGGCCGCGATGGACACGCAGGCCAAGCTCTCCGCGCAGCAGCAGGCGGCCGATGGGCTGAGGCAGAGCATCCTCGCCCTGAACGACGCCAACAGATCGGCCTACGACGCGCAGATCGGATTCGAAGCAGCCCTCGACGGCCTCAGCGAGGCGTTCGCGAAGAACGGCGCCACGCTGGACTTGAACACGGAGGCCGGCCGCGCCAACGGTCAGGCCATGTCGCAGGCGGCGAAAGCCCAGGACGAGATGCTGGCGGCCGGGCTGGCGGCCGGCGAGTCCCTCGGGTCGATGCAGCAGAAGAGCGACCAGCTCCGTGAGTCGATGATGAAGCTGGCCGTCGACGCGTTCGACGGGAACCGGCAGAAGGCCACCGAGTACGTCAACACGCTGCTGGGCGCTCCCGGCGAGATCAAGACCATGGTCAAGCTGGAGCGCGAAGAGGCCATCCGCGGTCTGGGCGAGGTCCAGGCCGCGATCGACGCGACCCCGAACGCGCACCAGGTGCACGTCTCCACACTGAACGGCGCGGCCATCGCAGCCCTGGAAGCAGTGGGGCTGAAGACGAAGCGGCTGCCCGACGGCCGGACCGCCGTGTACACGGCGAATGGGTCGGCTCTCGGCAACATCGGCGCCGTCAACGCGGCGTTGAACGCGATCGACGGCAAGACCGCTCGCACCACCGTCACCACCGTCCGGCAGACCGTCTTCACCACCCAGGGCACGCCCAACAAGGTCGCCCCGGCGCACCGCGACTACGCACTGGGCGGCAAAGTCCGGGGGTACGCGGAGGGTGGCGACGTGCAGATGGCGCCGAACGGGCTGCTCAGCGGGCCCGGTACCGGCACCAGCGACTCCATCCTCGCCCTGTTCGCGAGCGGCGCCGTCGGTGCCGTGTCGGACACCGAGTTCGTGGTCAACGCCAAGTCGACGAAGAAGTATCTGCCGCTGCTGGAGGCCATCAACAAGGACAAGCTCGGCCGGTACGCCAAGGGCGGGTCAGTCTCCAAGTCGGAGAGGGAGGCCCGGCGGGCGGCGCTCGGCGATCTCACCCTGTCGCACTTCGGGTACATGTCGGGCTGGCGGAACTCGGAGATCCGCAACGAACTCGGCAAGCCCCAGTCAGTGTCGGCGCTGGTGGGGACGCTGAACGAGTGGCGGTCCAGCATCCAGAAGGCGACGCACGGCAAGACCGAGTCCAACCTGCTGCGCCAGCTCGACGCCACCGGCAAGAAGCTGTTCACCTACCAGCAGCAGCTCGGCAAGGCGAACGCGTCGCTGGAGAAGTCGAAGGACAGGCTCGACGACCTGCGGCAGGCATCCTCGCAGCTCAGCGAGAGCATCAAGAACGGCGTCCTCAGCTCGGCGAACATCACGAAAAACCGCAGCGACGGCCCCGTCACCGTGGCGTCCATCATGGGCGGCCTCACCGCGTCAAGGGACAAGGCCACCGCCTTCTCGAAGGCCCTCGCGGACCTGAAAAAGAAGGGCTTGTCCGGGGCGCTCATCGAGCAGATCGGTCAGGCCGGCATCGACGGCGGTGGGCTGGAGACGGCGGGCGCGCTGCTGAACGCGTCGGGCTCGGAGATCAAGTCGCTGAACGGTCTGCAGTCGCAGGTCGTCGGCGCTGCTGCGGCGGCCGGGAAGACGACGGCGGATGCGGTGTACGCCTCGCAGATCAAGGGGCAGGAGGCGCTGGTGAAGGCGTGGCAGAACACCACGTCGAAGCTGTCCGGGTCGATGGACAAGCTCGCGGCTGCGATGGAGAAGGCCATCGAGAAGGGCTACGGCTACAAGGCGTCGGGCGGGATCATCGGCGCCGCGTCGGGCGGGATCCGCTCGGACCTGACGTGGGTGGGCGAGCACGGGCCCGAGCTGCTGGACCTTCCCGCGGGTGCGCGGGTGTGGTCGGCACCGGACTCCCGTCGGATGGTCCGGGATCACTGGGCGTCGATGCTGAACCGGCCGCAGGGCGGGGGCCGGCAGTACCGGCCGACGGCGAGTGCGCCGGTGAGCAGTCAGCCGATGGTGCTCAACGTGGCGATCGGTGGCAGGGAGTTCGGCCAGTTGTGGGTGGACACTGCACGCCGTGAAGTGCGCGGTCTGGGTGGATTGAAGGCGACTTTCGGGACGGTGGACTGAGACATGGCAACGTTCCCGATCAAGGTAGAGCTCGGGTTCAACGGCACGACGTGGACGGACGTCTCGTCGGACGTCCGCTACCAGGACCGGATCCGTATCACGCGCGGGCGGCGGGACGAGGGCTCCCAGACGGACACGGCCCGCTGCCTGTTCACCCTGGACAACTCGGACGGCCGGTACACGCCGAAGAACCCGACCGGCCCGTACTTCGGGCAGATCGGACGGAACACGCCCTGCCGGGTATCGGTCATGGCGGGGGAGGCGTACCTCGACCTGCCCAGCATCAGCACCCTCGACTACGCCGAAACCCCCGACACGGCGGCCCTCGACATCACGGGTGACATCGACGTCCGGGCGGATCTGACGCTTGCGAACTGGCTGCCGCCGGCCACCGACAGCCCGGCCACCACGGAGATGATGGGCAAGTTCGGCCAGGCCGGGCAACGCTCCTGGTTCATCGGGGCCCGGGGCGGACGGCTCTACTTCGAGTGGTCGGCCGACGGCACCAACACCATCGGCGCCTCCTCGACAATCCCGCCCGTCATCCCCGGCTCCGGGCGCCTCGCGATCCGGGCCTGGCTCGACGTCGACAACGGCAGCGGCGGCTGGACCGTGCGGTTCTACACGGCCGCCAATCTCGACGCGCCGTGGACTCAACTCGGCGACCCAGTGTCGGGCAGCGGCGTCACCAGCATCTTCAACTCCACGGCCGGACTCAGGCTGGGCAACGCCACGCCGATCGGGTTCTCCATGCCGCTGGGCCGCGCGCACGCCGCCGAGATCCGCTCGGGCGCCTGGGGCACCGTGGTGGCGCAGCCGCGCTTCAACCAACAGACCGTCGGCACGACGTCGTTCGCCGACTCCGCGGGCCGCACGTGGACGCTCAACGGCAACACGGCCATCACCAACCGTCAGACGAGGTTCGTCGGCGAGGTCACCTCCTGGCCGGTCCGCTGGCAGACGAAGCAGGACGTCGTCGTGCAGGTGGAGGCCAGCGGCATCACGCGGCGCATGTCGCAGGGTGTCAGCCCCGTCCGCTCCCCGATGTACAGGGAGTTCACCAACCCGGCACGCACGGCGATCGTCGCCTACTGGCCCATGGAAGACGACGAGGCAGCCACCAGGTTCGCGTCCGCCCTCGACGGGCAGCCGCCTCTCACCCTGTCCACGGCGGGCGGGGTACAGCCGGCCGCGTTCTCGGGGTGGGCGGCGTCGGCTCCGCTGCCGACGGTGACGTGGGGGGCCATGCGGGCCAGGGTGCCCGCGTACACGGCGTCGGGCGCGGTGTCTGTCCGGCTGTTCGTGCAGGTCCCGGCGGGCGGCGTGTCCGGCACGGACGAGCTGTTCGGGTTTACGGCGACGGGCTCGGCGAGGACGTGGCGGGTGTTCATCGACGGGTCCGGCAACTTGGAGCTCCGCGTCCACGACGCAGACGGCATCCAGATTCTGGCCACAGGGTTCATGACGTTCGGGATCAACGGCGAGCAGCGGATGCTCCAGCTGGAGCTGGTGCAGAACGGCGCCAACGTCAACTGGACGCTGACGGCATTCACGATGACGGAGACCTCCGTGTTCGCCTCGTCGACGTCGGGCACGGTCGCGGGTCAGACGTTCGGCGCGGCGACGGAGATGGAGATCGGGCAGGACGGCTTGCTGAACGGCACGGCTATCGGGCATCTGGTCGTGGCGTCCGCGACGACCGCGTATGCGGGCACGGCCGGCGCGATGGTCGGCTGGAACGGCGAGACCACCACGGCCCGACTGTGGCGGCTCGGCGCGGAGGAGAAGTCGTACTGCTACCCGGCGTCCGTGTCCGAGGAGCGGATGGGCGTGCAGGGGCAGGCGACGCTGCTGGACCTCATGCGGGAGTGCGAGGCCGTCGACCAGGGCATCCTCTTCGAATCTCGCGAGGCGTACCCCGTGTTCCGGTTCCGGGACCACGTCAGCCTGTACAACCAGGCCCCGGCCATGGTCCTGAACTACCGGGGCAGTGACGGACTGGTCACGCCGCTGGAGCCGACCGACGACGACCAGTCCGTCCGCAACGACCGCACGGTCCAGCGGCGCGACGGCTCCAGCACGCGCCGCACCCTCGACTCCGGACCCCTGTCCACGCAGGCCCCGCCGAACGGCGTCGGCACCTACGACGACTCCACGTCGCTGAACTTGTTCTCGGACGCGCAGACCAGCGACCAGGCCGGATGGCTCCTCCACCTCGGCACCGTCGACGAGACCCGCTACCCCGTCGTCCGCATGATGCTCGCCGCCGCCCCCAGCAAGGTCGCCACCGCCGCGGCCGTGGACATCGGCGACCGCATCCAGATCACCAACCCCCCGAGCTGGCTGCCGCCGGACACGATCGACCTGATGGTGCAGGGCTACAGCGAGGATCTCGATCAGTTCGAATGGACGATCAGCTTCAACTGCACGCCCGCCGGCCCGTGGGATGTGGCCTGGTCCGGCAACGCCGTGGCGGCGACCGCGGCCCGGGAGTTCCAGTGGCAGGACACGGCAGGCTCCCAGCTCGCTGAGGCTCTGACGACGACCGAGACCGACGTGGACGTGTACACCACCAGCGGCCCGCTGTGGACCCCGAACGTGGCGGACACGCCGTTCGACTGGCGGGTGGCTGGCGAGGTCATGACCGTCACCGCTCCCGGCGGCCTCGTCACCGCCAACTCGTTCGTCGACCGGGACGTCACCGGCTGGACCACGGAAAACTCGTCCGTGACCTGGTCTCAGACCTACGTGCACCCGCACCCGCGGGCGCTCGGCTCGATGCTGATCACACCGGACGGAGTGTCCGCGGTCGGCGGCGCGGTCGGCGCGATGACCGGCGTCGACAGCATCACCCCAGGCGCCCGATACAAGGTCAGCATGTGGGTGTTCTCCGTGAACGGCTCATCGGACCTGCGGCCCGGCGTCCACTGGTACACCAACGCGGGCGTCTTCATCTCGTCGGGCGCGACGGCGGCGCAGGCCGCGCCGGCCAGCGTGTGGACGTACATGGAGGAGACCGTCACGGCCCCGGCGACGGCGGGCCGGGCCCGGGTCCGCGCACGGTACGGGGGGACGCCGTCGGCTTCGGACCGGTTCTACGTGTGGGCGGCGCGGATCACGCGGGTGACCAGCTCTGTCCTCGCAGACTCGTTCGGGCAGACGGTGTCGGGTGGCTGGGGCCTCACCGACACCGGGCAGCCGTGGCAGACCGGCGGCGGCACGACGGCCGACTTCTCCACCACGGGCGGCTACGGTGCCCACCGGCTGGCCACCGCGAACGCCTCGCGCCGGTCCTTCATCGACTTCCCGTACACGGACTTCGACACCTACGTCAGCGTCACGACCAGCGCGACTGCGACCGGCGGCTCCCTGTTTGGCGGGCCCACCGGCCGGTACATCGACTCGACGAACTTGTACCAGGCCAGGCTGGCGTTCTCCACGACGAACACCCTCACCTTGGCCATCATCAAGATCTTGGCCGGGGCCGAGACCGTTCTCGCCACCACCACGATCGAGCGTCCGTACACGGCCGGCACGTGGGTGCGGGTCCGGTTCCAGGCGTCGAGCACGACGCTCCGCGCGAAGGCCTACCCGGCGGCGGGCCCCGAGCCGGGCGTCTGGCACGTCACCGCCACCGACTCGTCGATCACGACGTCGTCCTACATCGGCGTCCGGTCGATCTCCGCCAGCACGAACACGAACGTCAACCCCGAGATCCGCTACGACGATCTCGACGTCGTCAACCCGCAGACGTACACCGTGACCCGCTCGGCGAACGGCGCGGTCAAAGCCCAGAGTGCGGGCGCCGCGGTGGCGCTCGCGACCCCCACCGTTCACGCCCTGTAGGAGGCACGCATGTCCGCCTATCCCACGCTGTACGCGGGGCAGCGCATCACGTCGAGCCTGCTCGCCTCGCTACAGGCCGACATCACCTGGAAGTCCAGCAACACCGACCGCGCGGCGACGACCACGTTCGTCGACGATCCGGACCTGACGACGACGCTCGCCGCGAACGCCACCTATCACGTGATCTTTTACCTCCACTTCGCCGCCCTCAACGCGGCCAGGTTCAAGACCGTCTGGACCGTGCCCTCGGGGGCCAGCGGCACCCGGTCCGTGATCGGCCCGGACCAGGGCGCCGTCCTCTCCATTACCAGCTCGGGCGGCCAAGGCCGCTACGGCGTCCACAACTTCACAACGGCCTGCACCTACGGCACCCGCGACGACAACACCCTGCTCTGCGCCGGAATCGAGGAGGCCGTCGTCACCACATCCAGCGCAGGCACCCTCGCAGTCCAATGGGCCCAAGCCACCTCAAGCGCCTCGTTCACCCGGCTCGGCGCCGGATCATCCCTGCACGTCCGACGACTGGCCTAGGAGGCTGTCATGGCTGAACTCCTCACCCCCTACTACCGACTGCAGGCGCAGGGCCCCGCGGAGACCGGCATCGTCATGACGATGCGGATCGAGGAAGGCGCCGGCGGACCGCTCGAAGGCTGGACCACGGACCTGCTCCTGGCCAAGCTCCGCGAGCTGCTGCAGGGCGAGGACCCGCTCGTGCGGACCGCGCTGGTCCGCACCGAGACCACGAACACCACTCTGTAGGAGGGGCCCGCATGGCACGCACTGGACCACAGAAGATCCCCGGCGCCTCGCAGTCCTACTTCTACGGCACCGGGGTGTTCTCCGGCTCCAGCTTGGAAGTCAACTGCGGTGTCGCCCACACCACCGAAGGCCGCACAGTCCCCAGCTACGCCGACAGCCAGGGCCGACGCGGTGCGCTCGCGCCGACGGTCACCGGGCTACCCGACTGCAAGGCGAAGAAGATCCGGTGGTACCAGCACTACGACGTCGACGAGTCCGCGCGCGCCCTCGCCAACAAGCTCGGCGGCGTGGAGACGAACACGGCGAACGCCTTCCAGATCGAACTCGTCGGCACCTGCGACCCGAAGACCCGCGACGCCTGGGTGCGGTCCGGCTACAAGCAGAACGCCGACTTCATCTACTGGCCGGAGGCGCCCGACTGGGCGCTGGCTGAGATCGCGTGGCTGGTCCGTTGGCTCAACGTCAACCACGGCATCCCGCTCACCTGCGTGAAGGACTGGCTCGCCTACGGCAAGGACTCTCGTCGGCCGGGCGTCACGCCGGCGTCCTACGGCGCCAGCCCGGTCCGGATGTCGCCGGCTGCCTGGCGCTCCTTCACCGGCTGGTGCGGGCACCAGCACGTTCCTGAGAACGACCACGGCGACCCGGGATCCATGGACTTCGCCCGGGTTATTCAGCTCGCCAAGGGCGAGGCCAAGACCACCCCTGCCACTGAGGAGGACGACATGCCCACACCCGCCGAGGTCGCCAAGGCGGTCCTGGAGTACAAGGTCGACGACCCGCGTACCGAGGGCACGCAGTACAAGACACTCAAGGATCTGCTGTGGTGGACCGGCGCGGACGCGGCGCAGGCGAACGCCGCGGTCCGGGCGCAAGCCGCGACCATCGACAAGCTCGTCGCCACCGTGGCGACGCTGGCGGCCGGGGTGTCCGACCTGGACCCGGCGCAGATCGTGGCCGATCTGAAGACGGCCATCGAATCGATCGAGGTTCGCCTCGTGACCCAGGAAGGGAACTGACCATGCCGAAGGACTCGACGAAGACCACCGCGAGGACGATCCTCCAGACCGCCGTGGGTACCGCGGTGGCACTGCCGGGGATCGTGGCCGCGTCCGGGGTTCCGGAGTCCCTGCCCTACGTGGCCGGGGCGCTCGCGGTCGCGGGCGGCTTCGCCCGGGTGATGGCCCTGCCCAGCGTGCAGGCGCTGCTCCCGTCGTGGCTGCGCACCGACGGGGGGCAGGCCGAGGCGGTGCGTGAGTGACGCCTCCCGAGCAGACCACGGTGGCGCTCGAACTGGCAGAGATCCGACGATCGGTGGAGGTGGGGTTCACTGAGCAGCGGGGGCAGCTCGCCCTGTTGGTGCAGCGGGGCGGGCAGGTCGACAAGACACTCGACGACCACGAGAAGCGCTTGGACACGCTGGAACGTGGCCGGTGGCCGCTGCCGTCGATCGCGGCGGTGTGCGGTGTGGCCGGGCTCGGGATGGCACTGTGGCAGGCGGCGGGCCGGTGAACACCGGCGACGCGGTCTGGGGCGGGCTGATCCTGGCGGGCGCGGCGTTCGAGACGTATGCGCTGCGGAACGCCCGGCAGGGCGACACGCTCAGCGAGTCGACGCGCCGCTGGTTCCGTGTCCACACGAAGGCGGGCGCCGTCTGCTTCGCCGTCGCGTGGACCGGGTTCGGAGTCTGGTACCTCGACCACATCCTGAGCTGACCGGGCGCACGCAGGGCCCCGTACCGCTACGGCGGGCGGGGCCCTCAACGTATCCCCGGCGTCTTCAGGAGGCGACGGGCTCCGGGTGCCGGACGGCCTGCTTGGCCGCCATCTCTACCTCGTACCGAGACCTTCCCTCGGCCGCGGCGTGTTCGACGACAGCGGCCTGAAACGCTGCCGCCGCCTCGACCCAGGACCGACGGGCGGCATCCAGGTCATCGACACCGGGTGCCGTGTAGCGCGCGTGCGCCGCCTCGGCTTCCTGCTCCAGCTTCACGAGATCTTCGAAGGTGTGTGCCACGAACGAGGATCCTATGCCGCCGTCGTCATCTCCTCGCGCACCGCCGCGATCCACTCGTCCCGCAGCCGCTCGTACAGCTCCCGCGTCGGCCCCCACAGCCATCCGCCCGTCGACTGCAGCAGGCTGCGGATCTCCGACTGGACCTCGTCAGCAGGACGCGCAGACCCAACGGTCGTGAATTCGGGGGACATGATCCAAGCCTACGGGCGTCCGACCTGACGCCGCACCCCAGCGAGCGCCCTCTCCCACGGGAACCCCTTCGGGTCTCCCTGCTTCGGCGGATGTGACTCGTACCCGTCCGGCCCGTCCAGCACCAGAACGCCCTGCTCCCGCAGCGCCGCAACCGACCGCGCGACCGCAGGCTGCGCGCCCTGAGCCCGGTTGAAGTACGGCATCGCCACCACCGGCACACCCATATGCACGCCCTCCGACGGCAACCCGATCGCCAGCGTGTCACTGATCCCGGCACCCCACTTGTTCAGCGTGGTGCACGACATCGGCGCGACCAGCATCGCGTCCGCCTTCGGCAACGCGTCCCTCTCCCACGGCAGCTTGTACCGCGACCGCACCGGATGCCCGGTCAGGTCGGCGAGCTCCTGCATCCGCGGCTCCCACCACGCCGCGGCGGATGGGGTGAGGATCAGGCAGACGTCCCAGCCGTCGGCCTGGGCGGCGCGGACACCGTCGTCGACGTACTGGGCGGGCCCGGCAGCGCAGGCGATGAGGTAGAGCACACGAGTCATGCGCGCAGTCCACAACGCCCGGCCAGCGCACGCAACTCCCCTGACGGGGCCGCGGTCGCCCCGACCACGTCCTTCACCAAGTTCACCGTGGCCGGCGTACCGCGCACCTCCTCGGGCGCCAGCCGGTCGGCCTTCAGCAGCGCGCTCGCGGCAGCGTCCTTCCGGCGTGTCAAGAGCGAAGCGCGTGCCATCGCAACCTGGTGCCCGGCCTGCCGCTCCCGGCTCAGCCCGGCCAGCGCCTCCGCGTCCAGGTCGTCGGCGGCTTCGAGCGCTGACCAGCCGTCTTCGAACCGGATCAGCATGTCCACCCGGTGCAGTCCGACGTTCGTCGGCCCGAACATCGTGTAGTCCTCGTCCCGGTCGCCGCCCTGCCGGTCCGCGACTTCGCCGGCCTCGTCGACGTAGTCGGTGGCCGCACGGACACGGGAGGTGGTGCGGTCCTGCGAGGATGCGGCGAGCGCGGCGGACAGGTACAGCATGCCGAGCGTGGACAGGCCGAGCGGGCCCTGCTCGACGAGGCCGCCTTCGAGCCGGCGAGCGGCGGCGGTTGCGAACTCCACCGCGGTCTCGGGCCGCTGCTGGTAGACGAGGGACTTTGCTACGCGTCGGGCGGCGGCCCCTATCTGCACGGGGTTCCCGGACCGTTCGGCGGCGACGAGCGCCCGGTCCGCGGCGAGCGCGGCCTGGATCGCCGTGGCCTGTCCGTACTTGTGGAGGTACGACGTCACGAGCTGGTACACCCGGGACAGTACGGCCTGCGCTTCGGACTGCGCGCCGACCGGGGCGGCGTGGGCGGCCTGGCCGGCGCCGACAATCAGGGCTGGCAGCTCGCGGGCGAGCGTCTTGTAGTGGCAGGCCTGGAACGCTTCGCAGCAGTAGACGAGCCGCCGCTGCAGCACAGGCAGCGGGGGAGGGTCGGTGTCGGCGGCAGGGTGGTACAGGGCGTCGATGACGCCTAGCGCCTCGGCGGGGGGCCCGCTGCCCACGGGGGGTGCGGGCGGACTGTCCGTCAAGAGTTGCTCCAAGGGGATGCGCAGGACTTCAGCCGCGCGCACCAGCACCGACAGTCGCGGGTCTTGCTGCCGCTTCCCGCCCTCGATGTCCTGCACCCAGCGCTTCGTCTGCCCCATGAGCTGGCCGAAGTCGGTCTGAGTGAAGCCGCGCCGGTCGCGCCAGTAGGCGATGCGGCGGCCGATGCCAGTGTCCATTACGAGCCCCCGAGCGAAGGCACGCACTTTGCGTGCCCACCTCTGTTGTACCGCGTCCTACCTTCCGTGTGTGAGACGGAACACCGTGACTGTGGAGGCCCTCGCCATGACGAGTGACGCAGCAACCAGTGCGCACGCCATACAGCCCGACGTGCTGGATAGCCTCGCAGCGCCGGATGTGCTGGAGAGCCTCGCGGTGCCCGACTTCGAAGCGCTGACCTCGGACCAGGTTCGCGGCGCCGTCTGCGTCTGGGGTACCGACCAACTCACGGCGGAGACGGCTGTCGACCTCGGGGAGGCGGTCGGTCCGGCCGGCCGTTGGTTCCCGCGGACCTGCCGTCACCACCTTGCCGCGCGCGCCCGCTCCGCGGTCATCGTTCACGGCTCATGCTGTGAGCAGTGCGTCGACGACCGGAAGCTTTGCGAGACGGGTCGGGCCCTGTACCGCCTCACGAAGGCGGACCGCTGATGGCCCAGTCCGAGGCCAGTGTCGCCGCCGGCCGCGCCGCCGGGTACTGCTGGAAGATGTTCGGCCCGCGTCAGCTGCACTGCTGCCGCGAGCCCGGACACGGCGGCGGATGCTGGACGCCCTACGGCGGTGGCCCTGAGACGTTCCGTTCCCGGCTCGCATCCCGCCGGCCGAGCCGGTAGCGGGACGTGGCCCGTCACTGGTCGTTCCCCGTCGTGCTGGTGGCGGGCCATCTGATGAGGTCGCCCGGGTCGGTGCCGACGGCGCGGGCGATGCGGAGCAGGTTGTCGAGGAGGGGTGATGCGTGCCCGTTCTCGATGCGGTTGATGGCCTGCCGGTCGAGGCCCGCGAGTTCGGCGAGTTTCTCCTGGGTGAGGTTGGCGTGTAATCGGGCTGCCCGGATTCGGGCACCGACGAGCCGACGGTGGTCGAGGACCCAGTCGGGCGGCGGAGCAGGAGGCACTCGGGCAACGTTTCCGCCGAATCGATCTTGAGTCTGTATAGCCGACCGTACATTTTGTGATCTACGGTGGGCACTCGACCCGCAGGTCAGAGGGGTAACCCCTCGCTATAGCTGAACAGAGCGTGCGTATCCCGCACCCCGTGTGAAGTGTCAGCAGGCGCGCGCCATCTGCACACGGTTGCCTCGGGATCCGATTCTGGCGAGGGTGGCAGACCGCCCTCGCGCGCAGCTCGACGCGGGCCCTGAGCCGGTCCGTGTCGACGTGGCCGTCCGCTCGTCGTGAGTACCCCCTCGTCGGCGAGCGGGCGGTCCACCCCGGTCCCCGGGCAAAGGGAAAGCAAACTCACTCGAACGAGTGAACGAATAACGCGTGACTATTGCATGATGCACGCGTTAGAACAGGGTGGCCAGGGTGGGGTATCAGTCGCCTCCCCGGGTGGCAGGCCCCACTCTGGTCAGCGCGAAGCGGCCCCCGGCGTAGCAGTCGCCGGGGGCCGCTCGTCATTTCCCATGGGAGACGCATGGGAGACAGATCTTGCCCACCAGGGTCAACCTAGGTCACCCACGATCAACCTGGGTCACCTACCTGCGAGAGAACCAGCAGGCCAACCCTCCGACCGGCAAGAAACCCCACGAGACCGGTGATTCTGCCGATCCCCTCTACTCCAGCACCGGAAAGCCGCTGAACAGGGACGACGCCTCTCTGCGGCGATCCTCTGGGAGAGGCATGGGAAATGACGGGGTCCACAGACCCCCGCCGACAACCTCTTTCTCCCACACCCCCTGCAGATAGCTCACGATCCTCTCCTCCATCGGAACCGTCACCTCGCTGTACACCCCCTCGACACCGGGCAGCTCGTGCCCCATCCGTGCCTCGACCGCCACCCGCGGGATGTCGCCCGGCTCGTCCAGCTTCGCCTTGTGCCAGTGCCGCAGGCGATAGATGGCCTCGCCGGCCATCTCGGGGACAGCGGGAATCTTCGGCCGGGCCGGGCGCCGTGTCTGCGGGCTGGCCGGCCGGGCGTCCGCACCGTCGCGGATGGGGTACCAGTACGTGTCGTCGAAGTTGGTGCCCAGCATGGGCTTCCCGGCGATGGACAGGAACACCCACGGCTGGTCGTGGGAGGCCAGCAGCGCGGCGTGCATGTCGTGCAGGAAGGGCGGGATCACCAGCGTTCGGTGGGAGTCGTACTTCGGGGATGCGAGGAACGACTCACGGCCCACCTTGTACGCCTGGTACTCGATGCGAAGCGCCTTCAGGTGCTCGTACCGGGCGAGGGCCTCTGCCCGGGCATCGGGGTCTGGTTCCGACTGCGGCCAGCACACGGACGAGTAGCCGCGCTGCAGCCCGTACATCTCACCGGGCGGCCGGGCCCCGGTGAACGCGATGGTCCAGATGTACACCCACCCTGGGAACCCCCACACGGTGTAGGCGTTCGACGCGAGTTGGTGGACGGCGGTGATGGGCAGTGCGCGCTTCGGCCGGCGAGCCATCTTCTTCTGGTACTTGCCGCGGCGCCGCTGCTTGATGATGGGCGACTCGTCGCGGAGCCGGTACCTCACGACGGCGTCGTTCATCAGCGTCGTGAACTGGCCGAGCAAGGCTTTCGCGTAGTTGTCGGAGTACCGCCCGCGGATGTGCCGCTCGAAGGTGTCGCACTCGATGGGCGTGATCTCGTCGACCATCCACGTGGCCCAGTACGGCTTGATGACGGACTCGATGCGCTTGCGGTAGGTCGTGTTGGACTGGGGGCGGAGGCTGGTGTCCTTCAGCCAGGTGTCGCAGTAGTCGCCCATGTTGACGCGGTCGGTGCTCTTGCGTCGGTTCCGCCGGTTCCGCACGTCGGACTCGCGGTCGAGGCCGAAGTTGTAGGCCTCGTCTTCCGTTGCGAATTGGACGCCGGGCTCGGGTCCGGACGCGCTGTCGTAGATCTTCTTCTTCGTCGGCTTGCCGTCGGCGTCGAGGCGGTACTCACCGGACCACCACTTCACGCGGATGGAGTTGCCACGGGCTTCGACGTAGGGCATGAGGCCATTTCCCCGGAGATTCGAGCGAGTTGGTGCGGAAGGTGTCGGCGGGTACCCCTACCGCCGACCTCTCCCTCTTGTGTCTGTGGTGCCTACGATGCCTGCCCGATGGGGCAGCCGCCGCAGGTTCCGCAGTCACGGCCCTCGGCCTTCATGAACCGCCTCGTGCGTCCCTGAATGACGCGGTCTGCAGCGGTCCTGGAGGACAGGACACACACCATCTCTCCGCCGATCTCGGTCGGGTAGCCCAAGAAGGTGCTGTCCGATCCGAGATCCAGGTAGATGACATTACTCACCGGTCCCCCTAAGTACCGTCGGGAACCTCCCCGGGTGGATGAGCCCAGAGTTACATGGCGAACACACGCGCGGCCACACTTTGTTGAGCTTTCATCAGCCCGTCAACGTAACGTTTAGGTAACGACAAAAAGGTTGTACTGCGGATTGCTCCAGTTCAGTCGCCATCCCTCACGGCGCCCGCCCTTCGCAAGATCTCCACAAGCTCGTCACTGAAGGCGTCAAGTTCACCGAACGGGGCAGTCGGGAGGGTTGACCTCGCGGCGTCGAACACGGCCTTCTTCGCCTGCTCCTCCGTGAGCGTCGTGGCTGGCGCATCGCCGGCGGTGGTGTCTGCGGCGATGGGGCTGCCGCCTTCGGCGATGGCGAGGCAGCTGCCGATGGCCCAACCGAGGGCCTTGTCGATCTTCGCGTAAGTCGACTCGCGGACCTCTTGCCCCTCCTCGACGCGCTTCCAGGTGTTCCTGGTGATGCCCGCAGCGTCTGCTGCTGCGTCGCGTGAGCGGTACTGCTCCATGCGGTGCGCCTTCACGCGCTGCGCAAGCCGGTCGAGTTCCCGAGTGGTCATGTCGACATCTTCGCAGGGCCAGCCAGTTCCAACCAGTTCCAGTTGAGTAAACGGCCGGTTCTCGTGAACTTGCGTCCATCTCTGACCAGCGCATATGCCAGCTCAAGGTCAACACGGGTCAGTAACATCCAGCACGGGGTAGACAACCAGGGTCAACTAGGGTTAGTTTCTAGGCATGCACCAACCCCCGACCTTCGAGGTCAACGGGGACGCGATCCGCGAGGAGCGCATGGACGCGGGGCTCACCCAGGAGGAGCTGGCCAGACAGGCGGGAATCAGCCCCCGCTACGTCAGCCACCTGGAGAACGGCACCCGCGACCGCATGCGGCCCCCGACGTACCGCCGTCTCCGCGACGCCCTGAACGCGCCCGACTCACGCATACGGCGCACGCCTCCTCGCCCCACCGAGGACCCACCCCACGAAAGGCAGTGACCCCCGTGTCCACGGACAAGAGGCAGTACCACCAGCCGCAGCCGCCGGCTGACCCGGAGCAGGAGTACATGACCGTCCAAGAGACGGCTTACGTCCTGCGCGTCGGGATGAAGTGGCTGCGCGAACTCCTCCGGAAGAACCCCCACCTCTGCGGCCGGAACGGCGAGCGAGGCCGGATCGTCACCGACCGGGAGCAGCGCGCCGCGATCCACGCCGTCCGCTCCGCCGGCGACCCGCGCACCGGCCGGACGATCCCGCGGCCCCGTCGTCGCCAGGCGCCCGCCCGCAGGCCGGCTCTCGCCAAGGCCTGACCCCGGAAACGCCGAAGGGCCGCCCGCTTTGACCGGCCTGGCGACCCCACGACTCGGCGACCACTACCAACCAGAGAAGGAGAGGCCACCGTGGCCACATCATCGCAGACCGACCAGGCGAGCAGCGTGAGGGTGTACGCGCTGCACGAGGCCCCGCTGCCGCAACCGTCGTTCGTGGACGCCCGCGGCAACGTGTGGGAGCTGAACGGCCACAACAAGGCGGGGGAGCAGATCCTCGCCTGCACCAGCCCGGTGGACCCGGAGGACGCGGGGGACGGCGAGTCGTACCCGTGGACGCTCGGTGAGGTGGAGCGGGCGTTCGGTCCGTTGACGCCGCGGGCGGACGTCGAGGAGCGCCGTCTGGCGCAGGTCGACGAGGAGTTCCTCGACTACTACGGGCCGCGGCAGTCGTCGTGGCAGCGGTGGCAGGTGGAGAACTACCTCGCGGCGATCGCTGAGGTGCACGCCGAGTTCGCCCCGGTGGAGATGGGGAGGGCGGCGTGAACACGAAGCGCGTGAACTCGGCGGCCGGGGTGATCCTGGCGGCGTTGGAGCAGAACCGGACGCCGGCGGGGATCGCTCTGGCGCTGGAGTCGGCGGGCCTGCTGATGACCCCGGAGACGGCGGCGGACATGGCGTCGCTGTCGGCCGAGGCGGTGCGGGTCGCCGAGGAGTCGGTGACGGAGCTGAAGCGAGAGCACGCCGAGAACGCCCGGCTCCGCGAGCGGATCGCTGAGCTGGAGAAGGCGGCCGAGGAAATCCGCTACCTGCACAAGGACTCGCCGATGGGCCCGTGCCCGGTGTGCATCGACGCGGACGCGATGGTGCGGGGCGACGACCCAACGCTGCCGTACCCGTGCCCGACGGCGCGGCTGGCCGGGGCGAAGGACTGCGACCCGCAGTCCGGTGACGCGCTGACGCGGCTGCTCGCGCCGACGCAGGCTCTCCGCGTCGGAGAGCCGGGCGCGTGCACCGAGTGCGGTGACGGCCCGAGCAAGTGGTGCGCCGGGTGCGCGAAGTGCTCCTGCGAGCCGAAGCACGACACAGGCTGCGCCTACGCGGGCGCCCTGCAATGAGCGGCCAAGAGACCGGCGCCGAGGTGCTGGCCGCCGTGCTCCTCGCGGTCGCTCTGTTCGCTGCCTCGCTGGTCCCGTTCTTCCTGCTGATCCACGCCGACCTGTCCCCGCGCCGCGCCGTCCGTGCGCTGGCCCGGATGGTTCGCCGCCAGCCGGCCCCGCCCCGGCTTCCGCACTGGGCCCAGACCGGTCACCTCTCCCCTTCTTCTTCTGCGGCCCGTGGCCGCCACCGCCGAGGAGGCACCTCGTGAAGCACTACAAGATCGACGCCCCGATCCCCATCACCCTCCGCCCGACCGCTGACGGCGTGGACATCGACGCCTCCCTGTGGCTGACCAGGGCCCTGTTCCTGGACCTGTTCGCCGAGGCCGCCGAGGACCCGATGACGTTCGCGGAGGAGATGGCCGACATGCACCAGCTCGCCCTGTCGGCACAGCACCAGGGCAGCGACAGCCACGCCCGTCACGAGTTCGACGCGCGGATGGAGAAGCTCCTCGACCGGGTCGCGGACGGCGGCCGGATCCGCGTGTACGGCACGGGCCTCGGCCAGATGCGGGACGCGACGGCCGAGATCGCCGCCCCCCGCCCGGTCCCCGCGCAGCAGCGGAGGGCGTCGTGAGCGCCCGCGACGAGGCCGTGGAGATGATCCGCCGTATCTGCCCGCCGCACCTGAGCGCGGACGGGTACGGACAGCTCCTCGCCGAGAAGTTCGACGCCCACCGCGCCGAGGTCTTGGCGGTGCGGGACACGCAGTTCGTCGCCTGGCTGCTGAAGAAGGCCCGCGAGTACCCGACCAGCTCGGACCGTCAGGAAAAACCGGCCGACCTGATCGCCCGACTCGCCTCGAAGGTCGCGCGCGGCGCGGTTCGCCCGAACAACCTCCGCACCGACTTCTTCCAGCCCGGCCAGACCTACACCAGCGGGACGTGGACGTTCCGCTGCGAGGCGATCAGCGCCAGCCCCACCACCGGTGAACGCCGCGCCCTCGGCTGGACGGACACCCCCGTGTACGACGTCCGTCACTGGCATCCCACCGCACTGGACCCGGACGACTGGACCCACGGCGGATGGACCGTCACCGAGGGCGGTGAGGAGTCGTGAGCGCCCTCGCCCAGCAGGTGGCCGCGCTCGTCGCCCGGCAGCGCGCCACCCAGACCGACGCCGACCGTCAGGCCCTCGCCGACGCCTACCGCCACCAGCCCGAGCCGTTCGAGGCCGAGTTCGCACAGATGGCCTGCGACCACCCCGAGAAGTGCACCTGCGACGGAGGCCAGCCGTGAGCCGACTCTCCCGCCGTCCGCGCGCCGACCACCGGCGCACCGTCGAGGAAGCCCGCTGCCAGCCCGGCGTCTGGCTCCACGTCGTCGACTACCGCTCCACCCCCGTCGCCGAGGACGTGGCCCGCCGGATCCGCAACGGCTACCCGATCGGCGCGCACGCCTACGGCACCCCGTACCAGCCGGCTGGCGCCTTCGAGGCCCGCACCGAACTGGTCGACGACGGCACCCGCCTGCAAGTCCGCTACATCGGGGGCGACCAGTGACCAACCCGAAGCACGCTCGCGACACCGACAACGGCCGCTACTACAGCGACCCGCAGGGCGGCCCGGACCTCGTCTCCGTCACCAACGTCATCGACTCCGGCGTCAACAAGACCCACAGCCTCATCCCCTGGGGCGTCAAGGTCACCGTCGAGTACATCCTCGACCGCTGGAACGTCCTCACCAGTCGCGTCACCGAAGACCGCATCGGCGTGACCCGCGAGGTCAAGGCCGTCCACGTCGACGTCCGCGAGCAGGCCGCCGACCTCGGCACCCGCGTCCACAACGGGGCCGAAGCCCACGTGCTGGGCGCCCCGTTCCCCGCGGACCCCGAGGTGCAGCCCTACGTCGACCAGCTCGACATCTGGCTGCGGTCCTGGGGCGTCGACCTCGCCGAGCACATCGAGGCCACTGAGATCACGTGTCTGCACCGGCGCCTCGGCTACGCGGGCACCGCGGACCTGATGATCTGGCTGCCGACCGGGCCCGGCGGCCGGCTGGAGCTGTGGCTGATCGACTACAAGTCCTCCGCCACCCGGCCGGCGAAGAGCGTCTACAAGGAGAACACCCTCCAACTCGCGGCGCTCCGCTACTGCGAGACGGTCCTCCTCCCTGACGACACCGAGCTGCCGATGCCCCGCATCGAACGCACCGGCGTCCTCAACCTCCGCGCCGCCAGCCACGCCCTGGTTCCGATGCCCGCCGACCGGACCGCGCACCGCGCGTTCCGCGGCGCCCTGGAGACCACCCGCTGGCTGCACGCCGCCCCGTCCACCTATCCCGCGCTGTTCGCCCCCGGGCACGAGCCCGCGCCGCGGCGACGCGCCACCACCCGAAAGGCCGCCTGACCATGGGGTCACGACTCCGGAACATCCAAGCCCGCGCCGCCGAGCACGGCCGGCTGCGCACGGGCTACACGCAGGGCAACCGCCCGATGCGCTCGTCGACGTGGGTGATCACCTCCCACAGTGAGGAGCACGTCGCCACCGCCGCGAAGCTGTGGGGCGGCGAGCCTGAGCAGTGGTCGCCGCTGAACTCGACGATCTCCCAGTGGCGGGTCATCACCAAGGCGTCGTCCATCGAGGCGCTGATCACCCCGGGCGACCCGCTGAACCAGTACAACGAGATGTGGTCCAAGGGCGGCTGCCAGCGCCGCTGCGACGGGGAGACCGAACTCCTCTCCCGCCAGTCCTGCCTGTGCGCCCGCCAGTTCGGTGACGACTGGCACCTGCAGCCGAAGGGCCGCGTCTGCTCGACCACGTCCCGCCTGAACGTGATGCTGCCGGACCTGTCCGGGATGGGCATGTGGCGGGCCGAGACCCACTCGTTCTACGCCGCGCAGGAGTGGGGCGGCATGGTCGACATGGTCCTCGCCGGGACCGACGGTCGGGGCTTCGTCCCGGTGAACCTGCGGATCGAACCGAGGCAGCGGGTCGCGGACGGCCAGACGAAGAAGTTCCCCGTCGTCGTGGTTGAGCTGCGCGGCGTGACGCCGCGGCAGGCCCTCGCGGGGCCGATGAACGCGGCGACCGCGCTGGACCCGGGCGCGACCGGGCAGGCGCGGGCGGCGATCGAGGCGCCCCGCCCGGACTACCTCGCCGACGCGGCGGCGGCCCTCACCTCGGACGACGTCCGCGACGTGTGGATGCAGGCCAGGCAGGCGGGCCACGTCCACCCGAAGGGCGAGGACGAGCTGTCGAAGCAGCTGATGAAGCTCGCCGCCGAGAAGGACGCCGAGACGGCGGACGCCCGGAGGGAGCCGGTCCCGGACGAGGACGGCGCCTACCCGGTCGAGGTCGTGGGCGAGCCCGCCTCGTCCTGGCCGGCCGTCGCCCAGCCCCCCGCGTAGCCCGCACACGAACGGCCGGCCCGCGGGCAATGCGGGCCGGCCACCGCCCAGGAGAACACATGAACCAGCACACCGACCAGCAGGCCCCGCCCTGGTACCTCGGCCGCCTCGCCGGCTTCGACCTGGAGACGACCGGCGTCAGCCCCGAGCGGGACCGGATCGTCACCGCCTGCGTCGTCCAGTGCGGCGCCAGCCAGCCCGTTGCCTCCGCCACGTGGATGGCCGACCCCGGCGTGGAGATCCCGGAGGGCGCCGCCGCCGTGCACGGCATCACCACCGAGCGGGCCCGGAAGGAAGGCCGCCCGGCGGGCGAGGTTGTCGAGCAGGTCGTCACGGCGCTGACCGCAGTCGTCCTGTCCGGCATCCCGATCGTGGCGATGAACGCCGCCTTCGACCTCACAATGCTCGACCGGGAGGCGCGCCGCCACGGCGTTCAGCCCCTCGCCGAGACCGTGGGCGGGGAGATGCGGGTGGTTGACCCGTTCGTCATCGACAAGCACGTGGACCAGTTCCGGCGCGGGAAGCGGACGCTGACCGACCTGTGCCGCCACTACCAGGTCCCCCTCGACGGTGCACACGACGCCGCGGCGGACGCGCTCGCCGCGTGCCGGGTGGCGTGGCGGATCGCGTCCACGCACGCCGAGATCGGCGCCGCGTCGATCGATGACCTGCACGCCCAGCAGATCGGCTGGGCCCGCGAACAGGCAGAGAGCTTGGCGGACTACTTCCGCAACACCCCCGGCAAGGAGCAGCGCGCCGCCACGGTGCGCGGCGACTGGCCGCTGATCCCGCACCCCCGAACGGAGTCCCGCTGATGTTCGTCTCCCGCGAGAAGTACGCCCGCCTGAACCGCCTGTACGAGCACGAGGCCGCGAAGCGGGCCGAGGCCGAGCAGCGCGTCGACGAGAAGGACACGGCGATCCACCGGCTGCAGAGCCTCATCACGCACCAGCGTGACGAGCAGCCGGACACCCCGATCCAGTACGAGCCGGCCACCGGCGACGCCCGGCTGCGGCAGCGGCTGGACCTGTCGGAGCGGGCCCGCCGCTCCCTGGACACGGACCGCTCGGAGCTGATCGCCGCGAACGTGGAGCTGACCCGTGAGGTGCAGCAGCTCCGCGACGAGCTGGCCGCCGCTCAATCCGCCATGGGGAGGGCGGCGTGAGGTTCACCGTCCGGCACCTCGTCTGCGGTCTCGGCCGCCACCGCGCCGTCCGCGTCCCGGGCCCGCTCGCCCGGCAGCGGTTCGTGCACTGCCCGGCCTGCGGCCACACCACCACCGCCACTGTCCACGGCTCCCTCGTCCGCTGCGCCGAGGGCCACCACGTCACCGGGGGGAACCAGTGACCACCTCGACCGCCCCGGCCGCCACCACGGCGGCCGGGCCCCGGCCCCGCATCGCCGGACTCGACCTCGCCATCGGGGCCACCGGCCTCTGCGTCACGGACGGCACCGCCGTCACCTTCAAGCCCGCGGCCAAGGGCGACGACCGGCTCGCCGAGATCCGGGACCGCATCGGCTGCGCGCTCGTCACCCACGCCGACCTCGTCGTCCTCGAAGACGTACCCGCCACGATGAAGGGCGCCGCCGGGAAGGTCATCCCGATGCTGCACGGCGCCGTCCGGGCGATGCTCCTCGATGCCGGACTGCCTTACGTCGTCGTCCCGCCGTCCACGCTGAAGGCCTACGCGACCGGCAAGGGCAACGCCGACAAGACCGCCATGGCCATCGCCGCACTGAAGCGCGCGGGCCGGGAGTTCGGCGACGACAACCAGTGTGACGCCTGGTGGCTCCGCGCCGCCGGCCTCGACTGGTACGACGCTGCCGAGTTCGCGCTGCCGCAGGCGCAGCGCGACCGGCTCAACAAGGTCACCTGGCCCGAGCTGGCGGAGGTGGCCGCGTGATGTACCGCCACGACAACGACGCGCTCACCGTCATGGACTGGTTCTGCGGGGCCGGCGGCTCCAGCCAGGGCATGCACTCGCTGCCCGGCGTCCGGATGGAGCGCGCGGCGAACCACTGGGAGCGGGCGATCGAGTCGCACGCCGCGAACTTCCCCACCGTCGACCACTACCGCGGCGACATCCGCGAGGCCCCGGTCGACAAGTGGCCCGTGACCGACATCTTCTGGGCCAGCCCCGAGTGCCCGCAGTGGTCGAACGCCCGCGGCAAGAAGCGCGACTTCGACGCCTCCCTCCAGGGCGACCTCTTCGACGGCTTCGGCCCGTCCGAGGAAGTCGAGCGCAGCCGCGCGCTGATGGAGGAAGTGCCGATGTACCTGCGCGGGGTGCAGGAGCGCGGTGGCCTGGTCAAGGCGGGCGTCGTCGAGAACGTCGTCGACGTCCGCGCCTGGGATCAGTGGGACCGGTGGCTCGGCGAGCTCCACAAGCTCGGCTACAAGACCCGGGTCATCGCCCTGAACAGCATGCATGCCGACCCGCGCACCGTGCACAAGGCGCCGCAGTCCCGGGACCGCCTGTACGTCGCCTACTGGCACGAGTCCCTGGCCCGCACCCCCGACTGGGACAAGTGGTTGCGGCCGCGCGCCTGGTGCCCTGGCTGCGACCAGTGGGTACAGGCCGTCCAGCGGTTCAAGGACCCGGGCCGGGACATGGGCCGCTACCGCCAGCAGTACGTCTACCGCTGCCCGAACACCACTTGCCGCAGCCAGATCGTCGAGCCCGAGACGCTGCCCGCCGCCGTCGCGATCGACTGGTCCCTGCCCGGGCAGCGGATCGGGGACCGGGCCAAGCCGCTCGCGGAGAAGACCCTCGCTCGCATCCAGGCGGGGCTGAAGAAGTTCGCGCAGCCCCTCGTCGTCCCGGCCGGCGGCACGTGGCGGACCGATGCCACGCCCGCGGTCGAGCCGATGCCGACGCGCACCACCCGGGAGAACGACGCGCTGGCGATCCCGCCGCTGCTGGTCCCGGTCGAGGGCCGGGACGGGAAGGAGCCCGCCTCCGCCAACGCCCCGCTGCGCACGCAGACCGCGCGGAACGAGACGGGCCTGGCCTGGCTGCCGTTCATCGCTGAGCTGCGCGGCGGCGGATCGGTGGCCCGGTCCGTCGGCGAGTCCCTGGCCACGGTCACGGCGTCCGGCAACCACCACGGTCTCGTCGCCCCGCCCGCCTTCCTGATGCGGAACAACACCCCGCGCGGCAACCCGGGACAGCTCTGCACCGGGGTCGACGAGCCCGCCCGCACCCTGACGGCCGCCGGCCACCAGTCCCTCGTCACCTGGGACCACCTCCTGGTCCCCTACTACGGCAACGGCACCGCGCGCACCGTCCGGGAACCGGTCGGCACCCTGTCGACCCGGGACCGGTATGCGCTCGTCCAGGGCCAGGTCGACATCGAGGACGTCCTCTTCCGGATGTTGGAGCCCCACGAGATTGGCCGCGCGATGAGCTTCGCCGACGCCTACATCGTGCTCGGCTCGAAGCGCGAGCGGGTCCGCCAGTACGGCAACGCCGTCACCCCGAACTGCGCCGAGGTCATCGTCGCCGCCCTCGTCGAGGCCATCACCGGCGAGGACATCGACCGGCACACGACGCCCGACCTGGTGGGGGTGGCCTGATGCCCCGGCAACCGCAGTTCTCCCGCGAGGAGATAGCCGACCTGCTCCGCGCGGGGACGATGACCGAGTCGGCCATCGCCTACCGCCTCGGCTGCAGCCGGCCGACCGTCGCCAAGGTCCGGAAGGCCCTGGGGATGCCCGCGCCGCGCCTCGGCCACGCCCCCCGGTACAACACGGTCGAGGACGCCTTCCGCGCCCACGCCGTACCCGCCGCCGACGGGCACGTCGAATGGACCGGGGTCCGCACCGGGGCCGACGCTCCGATGGTCCGCTACCGCCGCGACTCCGAGTCCGCCTACCGCGTCGCGTTCCGCCTCCACCACGGCCGCGAACCCGAGGGCGTCGTCTACCCGACGTGCGGCCGGGCCGGATGCATCGCGGGCCCGCACCTTTCCGACACCCCGATGCGCCGCAGCCTGGCCCGTGTCACGAAGGCGGCGAAGAAGCGGGGCCCGGCCGGGGTGCCGCGCGCCGACATCATCGCGCTGCTACGCGAGGGCCACTCCAACCGGTACATCGGCCGGACCCTCCGCACGAACCCGCTGCGCGTCGGCCAGATCCGCGCCGAACTCGGCCTCCCGACGGTCGTACTGCGGGTGCTGCCGCTGGAGGAGGCGTGGCGCGCCCGCACCCGGCCCGTCGACGGCGGCCACCTGAAGTGGACCGGCACCTACCGGGAGAGCACGCCCGTGCTCACCCACGCCGGCCAGCACTACACCGCCTACCGGGTGGGGTTCGGCCTGGTCCACGACCGGGAGCCGGTCGGCCGGGTCTTGCCCGGCTGCGGAATGCGGCGCTGCGTGGCGCCCGAGCACCTCGAGGACCGGACTCTCCGTCAGCAACTCTCCAACCAGTTCAACGCAATCTTCGGAGCAGCAGCATGATCGACATCTCCAGCCTCCTGCCCGCCCCCAAGCAGTGGTCCAAGCTCGCCGCCTGCGCGGGCGACCCGGAGCGGATGTTCCCCGAGAACATCGAGCCCCGCATCCGCGATGCCAAGGCCGTGTGCGCCGACTGCCCGGTGGTGATGGCCTGCCTCCAGGACGCGCTCCGCACCGGCGACAACGACTACGGCATCCGCGGCGGCCTCAAGCCGGGGGAGCGGCGCGCCGTCGCGAAGCTGGTCGGCGACCGGCGGGACGACGAGCAGGCCGTCGCCGCGGCCGTCGAGCAGGTGCTCCACCCGGTGACCGCGACCCGCACCCTCCGCGAGGTCTTCGAGGAGCAGACCGAGCGAACCGCCGACGGCCACCTGAAGTGGACGGGCAGCACGACGTTCACGTGGCGCGGCCACTCCTACGCCCCGAAGCGCACCAGCTTCTTCCTGCACCGCGGCCGGGAACCGCGCGGCATCGTCCGCCGCACCCCCGCCTGCCCCGTCGTCGAGTGCGTCCACCCCATGCACCTGGAGGACAACGTCGACCGGCACCGGCGCATCGAGAACGACCGGCGCGCGAAGGAGCTGGCCAAGCTGCGGAGGGCCGCCGCGTGACCGCCGGCGACGGGCCCGTCTGCGACATCCCCGCACCGCACGACGGGCCCGTCCGCCCCTACCCCTGCGGACCCCGCTGCTCGACGCACTCCCCGTGGCGGGCCAAGGGCCTTCCCGAACCATCGGCCGGGCCCGGCACCCCACGGGACTGGGCCCCCGAGCCGGCCTACCGCGAGGCCACGGACCGGGACCGACGGCACCTCGCCGTCGTACCGGACCCACCCGACTGACCGCACGCAGAAGCCCCGCACCACACGGTGCGGGGCCCGGAGAAGAGAGGAGGAGACCGGTGTCAGGAGTCGACGGCCAGCGCCGCCGAGTGAATCGCGCCGCGGATGGTGCGGGAGTCCGCCTCGTCGTAGGAGTCGCCAATTCCTGGGTCCTGGGTACGCCGATGCAGCTCGTCAATGATCGCCCGGTCCCGGATCGCCTGTTCGTAGAACTCGGCCGGCACGACGTAGGCGCTGCGGTGGCCGCGTTCGGTGAAGGCCGCGGACCGGCCGCCGTACCGCACGTCGCGGATGAGTGGGGTCAGGTTCGCGCGGGCGTCGGTCATCGAGACCTCTGCCACTCCGTCGTCGGCAATGCGAATGCCCTGGTCAGCAGCCATGGCCAGAGTGTAAGTCATTTCCAATCCTTCCAATCTCACCAATCTTTAAAGTAGTATGGCAGTGCGAGGTCGCCCCTGCCAAGACGCGCAACCCCGCTGGTTCCGCACGAGAGAGAAGTGCTGATGTCCTGGTTCAAGATCGACGACGGGTTCCACTGCCACCCCAAGGTGTTCGCAGCGGGAACCCCGGCGGTCGGCCTCTACGTCCGCTGCGGTTCGTGGGCTGCCCAGCAGGTGACCGACGGCGTCATCCCCAAGCACGTCGCCAAGATGTACGGCACCCCCCGCATGATCAAGGCCCTCGTGGACGCCGGCCTGTGGCACCAGAGGGGCCACGAATGCGAGTCGTGCCCCCAACTCGACAGCAACTCGTACTTCATTCACCAGTATTTGGAGCGCAACCCGAGTCGAGTTGAGACCGACTTGGCACGCAAAGCGAAGTCAGAACGGCAACAACGCTGGCGTGAGGGTAAGCGAAAAGACCAGGTCAACGACGGTGAAGGTTCCGATGTAGACGGTGATGTAGACGCGTCTACCCGCCGTCACGGTGACGCTGCCCCCGTCCCGCCCCGTCCCGTCC